CTCCATAGAGTTTACCGGGCCGTCGTTTTTTCATAGGTGGACGCTGGGACTCACAAAGGAATGTCTCGGCCTTCCCAGAATCCCAGATAGGGAAGCTACTCCATTCCCCCGGTTGTTGTCCGTTGAGAAGGATAAGTTGCCAAACGAGGTTATCAAGAGCCGAACGGGCGTTGTGGACGATCTCTCCGCTAAGGACGCCCCAAGCTATCGGTGGCCATTCGATAACATCAAGCCGGAAGACATATCCGCTGCGTTGAGCCTCAAACTCACCTTCGATGCGATATGTCCGACGTTTGCGAAAAGCCTTGATTTCGCGTTCAAGAGTTTCCAATTGGCTATTTGCCCTATCCAACTTCGCACGGACACCGGCTAGCAACTCCTCCATGACGCGCTATTCTCCTCTGTATGACCGACAAAAAAGATGATTCAAAACCTAAAGAAAAGACTCCAAAGGGATACGAGATTCCCGTACCCAAGAAGAAGGATGTATTGGACGCCCTAAAGAAAGCGGCGAAGCCAATTCCCAAAGATAAATAGCTATGTAAGTCTCTTCAGTATCTTTGCCTTTTGTTCTTCCATCTCTGCACTTGTGAGAATTCCCTTGTTATATAGATCGGCCAATTTCTGCAAATTCTCAAGATCAGCAGAAGCCCCTTCGACCTGAAGTCCCTTTCTGGTTGGAACCTTTCGGCGTTCAATTACATACCAGGGAAAGAAAACAATCCAAAGCAAAATGCATCCAATAACCCAACCGGCGGTTGAATGCATTCCTCTGCTGTAAGAGAAATCGTGGTCGCGAGCATCAAGCGCAACCCAGACGATAGTTACGAGCACGACAAGAAATACTAGGCCAATCACGGTACGATCTCCTCGGTTCTGGACCAGGCGCTCTACAGAAGCCCAGAACCCTACCAAAGCGCTCTCTACCAATGCGCTCTGGACCGCTTGGCCTCCAGCGGCGAGCATCCAGGGATGGATCATCTCGACCAGGACCCAAAGGCCGCCAGCGTCGCCTTCGGCAAGCGCCTAAAAGAGCTTCGAGCCCAGCACGGCGTCTCTCAGGACGATCTATCGCGCGCTACAGACGTGCATCCCACCGCGATCGGACGCTTCGAGCGCGGCGCTCGTGAGCCACGTCTGACGACGATCCTGCGCCTTGCCAGAGGGCTCGATGTGCGCCCAGGCGAGCTGGTAGACGAGCTAGCTCCCAGCAGCACGCAGAAGTAGCGTCTCGAACATCGCGCGATTGTCGTCGCGATGGTTGTAGCGGAACGTGAACTCGTTCAAGTAGCCCTGCAACCACTTGTGCGACACCTTGCGATAGGTGCCTCTGATCGACGGCTTGACGTGGCCGAAGAATCCCTCAATGGTATTCGTATGGGTATCACCTTCAACATATATACCTGTTGAATGATTGATTCGACTATGGTCGATGAAGTGCCGGTTCAAGCCGTTGTACGCTGGCCACTCATCGGTAATCACGATCGATTGCGGTTCGACCCACTCGATGACCTGCTTCTTCAGCGCAGGGCCGCGCCGCGAAGGAAGTACAGTCGCCTTTACGCACCCTCCACGTTCTACAGCCGCAAATACCGTCGCTCTACTATGTTCGCGCAATTTCGCTGCCTCAGAGCGCCGAGAAGGCCCAAGGGCAATTTGACCAGAATCACCAGGCCTCTTTCTGGGCTTGCCATCAACGGAAGCCTCATCTATCTCGACGTCTCCGCGAAGTTTCTCATCATCTTCAATCATCAAATCATTGCGGATCTTATTGAACATTCTCCAAGCAGTCTTGTAAGTCACACCTAACTCACGCTCAAGCTGCTTGGCGGAGATCCCGCAACGAGTGCTTACCATAAGAAAGATCGCATAAAACCAAAGCTGCAAAGAAGTCGATGATTTCTCAAAGATTGTTCCCGCAAGAGGATGCAAATGATATCCGCAGGTATCGCAGTCGTAGCATGGGCGATTCTTTACGCGATGAAACTTTCTTTCACGAGCACATTTCGGGCATTGCATGTGATGGCCGTCCGGCGCGTAGCGCTCGCGCCAAAGGAACTCAAGACATGTTGCGTCGTCGGGGTAATCCCGCATGAACTCCATCAGGGAGTAACGCGAATCGGTGCCGCCAGCGCGGCCACGTACAGGGTTGTTGCGATCAGCAGGCGGCATTCACCTACTGTAGCACATCTACCCCCTTGTGGGGGATAGCCTAAATTCTTGCTTCGCGGTCGATTTGTTCGTTGGCCATTCGACGCGCACGCTTCTCGCGTTCCTCCTCTTGTACTCCGTAGAGCGTGATCATCAAGTCGCTGTTGTCGATCGGCGACCCCCTGCTGGTGCGCCGTCTTGAAAGAAGCCCAAGAAGTAACGAGACAATGGAGTAGGCAATGAAACCGACCGCGACGACCAAGCCGAGAATGAATCCCCATGTAGGCAGCATTATGCCTCGCCAGGGAAGGATCGCGAGCAGGATGCAGATGCCGATACCGGCTGATCCCGTCGTCTTCGGTTTGCGCACTTCCAGAACCTACCGCCTCCAATAGTTTGTGACGTATGTGACGAGGTCAAAACCTACCCCCTTTCATGGGAGAAGTGTGCTAGTAGTAGTAGTAGTAGCAATACGGGACGCAGCCTACCGAGACACGATAAGTTGAGAGAAGGAGTCAAGTAAAAGACTTGATTTTTTGAGACTACTTATTGGCAAAAGTGAAAGTCTCTCAATAGCTTTCTGCCACGCTTTTGAATGTCCCTCGCGAACATAGGTCTAGAGAGAGTTGAAAAAGTACGTGCATACTTTTTTGATTTTCCTGCTACCTATTTGGGCAAGTAAAAGTCTCTAGATAAGCTTGTTCCCGCCAAGATGGTCCAGATCAATTAAGGGGCCAACGCCATTTGGATATAGGATGAAGATCTGGATAGTTCTATATCTCCATAAAAAAGAGCCCCTTTCGGGGCTCTTTTCATATTTTATGATCCTACAATGTCTTCCATATATTATACTCCTCCTTCTACTACGAGAACACTTCTAACATTTTCAATGTTAACAAGTAATTCTGGTTCTTTTGAAAGATCGGCCGGATCTGGAGCCCTTTTACAAAAAACGAATCCACCTAATTCTTCCTTGGCTTCTTTCGTCTTTTCCTGCCATTCAGCGAGAGTCTTAGGCTCGCTTAATGTCTCGTTTTCAACATTGCCGGGAGATGCATAAAAATTGAAATTCACGCGCAGCGCCAACGGGATCGTCTCCTTTAGTCGTTAGTAGATCTCGTCTGGTTTTCATTGTATCACTTTGGCCGCCGTCGTGGGAGAAGGAATATAACCAAGTTCTTTTTCCGCTTTGTACTGCTTAAATTTATCTTGTACAGACTTTTCGGCAAGCTTTTGGTCTATACATCGAGAGATAAATTCCATATATGCTATTCTAGTTTTATATCTTGGATCCCAACAATGTTGCAACTTTGTTTCAGTTTGAGGTCTTGTATACTTAGAAGGATTCCCTATATAAGCTCTAACAGAGATATTCATATCTCCATTGCGAGAAATAATTCTCGCTATGTATATCCTATTTATTTTCTCTTTATCAACTAAATAAAATTCCTCTACTCGAAACTTATCATCATAATAAATATGATCAAATGAACTATTTTCAATTGAACAATATTCTTCAGACTTTTTCCTATCTGTAAAAATAAGATCCACCCTATAATCACTATAACTGCCAGAACTAACTGCGTAAATTTTCTTCATTAATGCCTCCCTGACCGCGTTAGCGGCCGATGTGATTTTCTTCCCGATCCATTTCAATTTATGCTACAATAACTATTAGCTGCTTGGAATTGTCTCCCCACGCAGTTAGTAGATCTCTCGTTAGCGTCTGAGCCGTCTTTCTTATTGAGGGCGGCTCTTTCGCTTTACTTTATTACCGCTCTGTCATCCTTCCTTGTTTAAATTGTTAATGAAAATGAAAACAATATTAAACCACATATTATCATTATTAAATAATATCCTGGAGATAAAAATATTCCAAGAATGATTCCAGTAGATAATACGATTCCGAAAACCATTCCCAGAAGAAAAAATGCTAAAGTCTTAGGAAACTTATAATATGTAGATTTATCTTCGTTCATTTAAGTTCGTTAGCAATTGTTAGAAGTATAATACCTGGGATAGATATTGTATCACTCGTTCTATTGTAGAGTTTTTCCCAGTCTATGTAAAATGTAGCAGCATTATATAAAGCGCCCTTTACCGATTGCAAATCGCCTTCTGTACAATGATCTGGCAGATTAATTGTAAATTTAATAGAGTTGCATTCATCATGTATAATTGTATTATTATCTCTCATCTAGCCTATCCGGTATATCAATCTTAAATGGAATTTGTGCCATCTCTTCTCTTAAAATTTGTCTAATTTTATCCTCAAAAATATCATCGCTAGAACCTGATGGCTCATGATTGATGTACCAAATATCTCTTATTGATAAGTACCAACTATTAAATACGTAGCATATAATCATATTTATTGAAACTTTTATTCTCTTGATTCATACTTTCCATCCATAAGTTCGTGGAACACAATATAAGTGATCTGGATTGACACACATTTTTTCTGTGCAAGAAATCTTGACCATCATTGTGTTATCTAATTCTTCTCCATGATACAGTAGCCAAGAAATTCGGCGCGGGGAGATTCTTTTCCCGTTAATTTTCAAATAGGATCTACCATGCATACTACTACCTTGAAAGTACCAGCAATTAGCCGTTTTAAAAAGATGAGACTCAAATAGCTCTCTAATCTCTTCAGAATTCATTGGCTAGGTCCATCTTTACCTCTGAAGTTATATCCAATGGTGGCTCTGGATGGAGATCATTTGACCTATCTCTTTTATCTTCAAATCTTTTAATTACCCGTGCTTGCTTTCTAATCTTACGTTGAAGATTAGCGCTATTATTTTTTAAATCTTCTTTTAGAATAGAATTTTGGAATTTTAATAGTCCATTTTCATTTGCTAACTTAAATGATCTTTGTTCGTATCTTTCAAGCTCTTTTTCATAAATTTTTAAGCTTTGTTTGATAAAATCTTCTTTATTCATTATTCTCCTTTTAAAATAGTAAGTGCTTTAGTATATCTATCTTGAAGACCTAGCCATTGTTTATCCCAATATGCTGATTGTAGCTCTTGTTCAAATCTTTTTATTCTACATTGAGCTGTTACTCTAGGTCTTATTGGCATATTAGATAGATTATCTTCTAGATCAAGAATCTTTATTTTTATAGCGTTTAAATTTTTTGATTCATATATTTTATTAATATACTCTTTATAAGTAATTTCTGGATTTCTTGTAAGTAAGACTAAAGAATTATATATAGAAGGATACACAAATGGTAGAGTAGTACCGGGAGAATCCTCCCATACATCATGCAAGGCTGCAATAATCTTTTCTTCTTCGCTATAAGCTTTTTCTACTACCCTAGTTATATGTAGAATATAAGGATTATTTTGCTTATCGACTTGTTTTCCATGAACGTTAATAGCTATTAATAAGGCATCAGATAAGTTAATTGATTTGTTCATCATTTAAGGACCATTCTATCTCACTATTGAGATATTGATGTCTATTTATTAGCGAATGTTTGTGCAGCAGATCTAGATCTCTTCTGCACCTAAGCATTCCTACTGTACGAGATGGAGGAAATTCTGTAGGATCATAAAGATATAATTCATCAAAACCTCTTGCTTTGGAATAAATAACAGATGTAGTTAGACGATGTATTTTATTTACTTCTAACCATTTTAATAGTTCTATCCGTCGGGTATTTGATTCAAAGGTGATATTAATCATCCTTTCCCAGAGCGGCGCGGAGTCGTTCGAGGTCCGATCCACGGATCGTCCACATCGAATAGTGTCGCTCTGCGTGGGCCTCCAATACGCGTGCTGCCTCTGTGATCTCCTGCTGCTTGGGGTCGCGGCGATCATGTTCTGGGCATGGAGCCTCGTAGGGGCAACAGTCAGTAATTCCACCGGGGACCGAGCGAAGCCACACATGTTCGCCCTCGTGATTCACGATGTGATCGTCCGCCTTCCAGCGGAGAGCATCTAAGAAGGACTGAAGCACAGAGAGGTCGTGGCTCTTGGTGAATCTCTGCTGTGCGTCGAGGTATGTCTTGGCGACCTTCTGCTCCTCGGCTAGATCCGTCATCACCGCTGGGCACTCAAACGGCGACTCGGCAGAGGATGGCTCGGCCTGACGGAAGCGGCTATGAGGATGCTCGCCGTTGACTTCACCGACTTCTGCCTGTCCATCACTATTTAAATCGTTAATCATTATACGTTCACTCCTAGAATCTTTTTTATCTGATCTTTGGCGTTACTAATGCTAGACCTACTAGATGGCGTAGATGAAATTGTAACCTTACCCATATCATTGGAGATGATTATATGACCCGACCCTGTAGGTTCAATTTTGCATCCTTGGGATCTAGATTTGTCAATGATATTTTTAATATCCTTATTGGCATATCTTATATTATCTTTGTGCCACTTACCCGTGCCTGCCACGGGCCTGCCGCGCTCGGGATAATCTTCGTTGGATTTAGTATCTCGAAAAGGGTTAGACTTGATAACTTCTTCTTTAGGCTTAACATATTCCCAAATGATAGGAATGCCTGATCTTGATGGTTCATTGCCCTTGGCTATGACACCTTTACTATAATAAATATTTATCTTGTTATGAGCCCATGCAATTGTTCTAGAAAAGTGTGTTGCAAGTTCCTTAGAAGTAAAAGTTCTCTTTTCAATTATCCAATCACGTATATCTGATTCTATGACTGGAGGACCGATTGGTCTTTTACGAGTTATTTTCTCTGTAATAGTAGGTTTAGGCAGATCGAGAACTCTTTGTTCAGAAAGAACATCATCACTTACATGAGATATTTCTGCCAATTGAACATGAGAGATGGATTTATCTATATCCGATGATTCAGCCCAAAGTTGTTCAAGCTTTTTCTCTGTTTCTACAATAAGATCTGCAAGTTTGTCCTTGCGAGAATTAAGTGCTTGAACTGTTTGAAAAATAATATCATTAATTGAGTCAGTCATTTTTCCTTCCAATGTAGTAAATATCAATTATTATGCATAATATTAAACTGATTCCCCATTCATTATGATTTGCTGTTATAGAAACATGAGGTGTAGACTCTATTAAATATATTATAAGCCAAGCCAATATCATGAGGAAATCTTCTTCCAATATTTTCCATCATAAAGATATCTAACAGCACTAATAGATAAATATATATTACTTCCTATCTTGTTGAAGGCTAAGGGCATGTTTACTGAATCAGGCCATTCTGATTTATGAACTCTTACTGCTGCTTCTACTTCTTTTAAATGTAAGTCCATATTATTCCTTTGGTATTATTCCAAAATCTCAGAAATAAGTTTTGAGGTACATCCTTTACATTCTATAGTCCCTCAATTCATTGACTATTGTATTAATTTCCTCAGAGCTTACAAAAGGACTTTGCATTCTATAAGCTAGTCTGCCTTGTTCGGAAAAAAGAGCATCACCTGAGCCAAGCAATTGTCCTCCTCCCATTTGGTCAAGAATGATTTTACTATCAAGTTCTGAAGTAGTTGCAAATGTCAATCTACTTGAAAGATTTGCCTTTAGAGTGCCGGTTACAATCTCTCTTCGCGGAGTTTGCGTGGCTAAGATAAGATGAATACCCATTGCTCTTGCCTTTTGCGCAATTCTTACAATAGAATCCTCAATCTCATGCTTTGCCATCATCATAAGGTCTGCTAGCTCGTCTACAATGACGAGAACGTGAGGATAGCGACGGTAGGGTCTAGAGAGGTCACCAGCAATTAGGGAATTTAGCTCATTTAGATCTTTAGCCCCTAGTCTTGCAGCGACCTCATAACGCTTCTCCATGCATTTAACAATTCCTGCAAATGCTCTGACGGCGCTTAGAACATCTTGCGCGACAGGCGCGGCGAGATGAGGGATTCCTTCATATCGAGTTAGCTCTACTCTCTTGGTATCAATAAGTATTAGATTCAATTCTTCTGGAGTAAAACGCGAGATAAGAGAAGTGATAATCACGTTTAATGCTGTACTCTTTCCCCCTCCAGTCGCGCCACCAATAAGCATATGCGGACCTTGTTCAGGAAGATTGATCCATATCTTTTTATTTTCCGTATCTATTCCAAGCGGAAAAGAAAGTGGATCAGTTGGCGCGTTCTCCTGAAAGTCGGCCAAAGTAATTAATCTTCTATCAGGATTATCAATCTCAATTCCGATTACTTTCTTTCCCGGTACAGGTGCAATTATCCTCAAAGACTTAGCTCCAACCTCATACTGTAAATCCAACTTTAGGCTGGGAAGCTTGCGCACAGATGTTCCCGAAGCAGGAATCATATCAAATTTAATAACTTGAGGAGCAATAGTAATATTCTCAACCTCAGCCCTCATTCCAAATTCATCCATCTTCTCTGTTAAAAGATCACCAATCTTTATTGCCTTCTCATAATTTTCATAGTCTGTTTCCATATTGATCGTAGGTGCCAAACCGTTCATTTGGATCTACCTTTTCATATCCTCTTAAAAGCTCGGTTTTACTAAGTTCTACTGTGCCATCTCTATAATTGGATTTATATTGTCTACATAAATATCTGTAATATCTTTCTTCAAGATCCTTAATTACTATTAATCTTCTACTTCTATCTGTCTTATGACGAAATACTTGACCAACTTCTATCTCAATTCAATCTTTTCTCCTTTGGGCTTTTAATAGCTCGATTATTCTATCGCTATTCCAATGACGCCATCCATTCAGCCAGATATCGATGCGACCGTCGAGATGGAAGAGGCATTCCTCTACATCGACTTCCTGCTCATTGTTGCCATCTTTGAGATTGCGATTTCCTGCTGGCAGCTCGGACAAACATCCTTGGTGCCAATTCGATGCCAGCCCACTGCGAGAGCATCTTGACGAGTAGCGGCAGCGCCCCTGGTAGTCGAAGCTCCCTCGGCCCAGACGTGACATTTGCTGCCTTTCACGTCACAAAACGTGTCGTAGGTACGCACAATCACTGGATTGCCTGCTGGATCAACTCACGGGCCTTGAGCGTCAAGTGCGGCCATGCAGGGTCATCGACCAGTCCTATCGCTCCAAGGTGATCCAAGTCAGTCGCCGAGATATCACTGAGGCCACCCATCCCCGTCTGAAGATCAGTCGCTGCGGCCAGCGCCCGTAGGAGATCCCGGAGGGAAGGGTCGTCGGCTCTCGCGCTCTCCAGAAGCGCTGCGCGAGTCTCTGCATCCGGCTGCCACGGCACACCCGCAGCCTCAACAGCGACCTGCGCCTGGCGGCGGAACTCCTCGATGCGCGTCGGGTCACCCGTCAGATACATCGTGAGCGCCTTAGCCGCGCGCTCGACGGCAGGTGCCTTCTCGTCGTACTTCGGGTGCTCTCGCTCGTAGTCGAGGACAGTCCGCGCGCCATAGTTCACCTTATATGATTTGACTGTCCAACCATATGGAGGATCGGATTTGTCTTCATTCGTGCATTTTTCGCGCTCTTCCTCGGCGGCACTTTCGCTATCAAAAATTTCATGAATATACGTATTTTCATAATCGTGCTGTAACACGATCCACACTATTGTTTCATTATACATTTTCTATATATCCTTATTAAGTTTATCAGTAATTATTTTAGGTATAGGAAAAAAAAATACATGTACTCATCTATCACCTATTCACAAATGCAAATCATCAGCTATCCATAGTGGGCCGATTTTGTACCTAGATTGAAAACATTCAAAATGTATATTACCTATTATAATTTTCATTAAATCTTCTAACCTCAATATCTTAGGATATCGGCCTGAGTTGCCGTCAAAATGGCTCTCAATTATTCTCAAAGAGATTTAACCTCCACTAAGTGAGGAGTGGTCGATGATTTGAAATTTGCTTTCTTCTGACCGCCTCTGTATCCGTTAACCAAAAAGAAATTAATCTTTAAGGACATACGCATCGCATTAGATACAGAATTTCGCTTTATCTTGTTACCTATTTGTGCTAGCCTCACACTAGTGGTGGCCAGAAGAAATTGAAAGGGAGATTCCAGCCAATAAATTGGTATAACGACATTTTCGCCAATTTATCTAAGATTCCTCACGGATATCTCCATCTCCCTAGTGCCCCTGCAAAGAATCGAACTTTGATTTACAAATTAGAAGTTTGTCGTCTTATCCGTTGGACCACAAGGGCTTATATCTATTTATACCTTCTATTATACTTCTCAATTGTTCCTGGAAAATTTCCGTAAAGAGCCTCACCTACAATTTCATTTATTATATTTAATGCATTCTTCTTACTATGAACCTTGAAAATTATTAATCTTATAGTTGATTGAAAATTATTAATCTTATAGTTGAAAGACCTTCTATCATTGTGTCATTAGTTATAGAACTATTTTCTGCATCCTCAGCAGCCTCACGTAATAATGATGCAAGAGCCATTCCTCTTAAATGACTCATTACATTCTTTCCCAATCTGAAACACATCTCTTCTCAATGAAGAATTCATCATATGAAGGTTTTGCTTGTCCCATTAAAGATAAATCTCTTTGTGCTTCCAAATATGTTTCTCGTACCTTACCATAATCACTAGACAAATCTCCCTTATCACTAGCGCATGCCCTATACTCATTTGAAAATTCATTCATCTTCATATCTTTCTCCATTTCCATCCAAACTTATTTCTTCTCTCTATCCAAGTAGATTCTAATATATTTTCGAACTCTATTTCCAATAATGACTTCTTCTTTTGAGCTTCGCACAAATCATATGTTGGATGGCTCCAAAGATTGGAACCCTTATCTAATCCTTGTATTCTATATTCATATATATTTAACTTGATTAATTTCATATTTAATCTAGAATTTCGAGTGGTGGAAATAAAAATTAGAAGGGTAGACCTATCGGCCGTGTCTTATTCGAGAATGTTCCTTTTCTCTTATTGCCAGAAGATAGCTGATCTTGTGGGCTCCCTTCATCCGGCCGCCTGGATTCGAACCAGAATCTTGCACATTATGAGTGTGGGGAATTACCATTATTCTACAGCCGGTAGTTTCCAATCGCAGACTGACTAATCTCATTGGAATTAGATTCAAGGCTGGTAAAATTACCTAGTCATATAAATATACCTTTGCGAATCCAACTTTGGAGAAAGGCTCTCTGAGAATTACGGGTGACCAGACTGCGTCGAATCCTTGCCTATACTCCAAAAAGCTGTTATCTGAAGTCGAATCAGAATCACCTGTTTACAAGACAGGCGCTCTACCATTGAGCTATAACAGCGCGCTCCTAGCGGCCCGATCGGCAAGCAGGAGGCAGACTCACCGCTAGGAAACCCCCAATGCTCGCCCTAGGACTCGAACCTAGATGCAATCCAATTACCCTTTCTACTGCCTGTAAAGCAGAGGGGTTAGGCGAGCTTTGATACTATCTTTTCCTACTTTAGCACATTACCTTACTTTGAGAATTTTAACTTTTCCCAAGGTTGTTCTTCTAATTCTGTCTCATTAATAAAGGAATTTATTGTTTCTACCTCTAGTTCAATCTGTGCTACTACTTTTAACATAGCAGGTTACTTATTAGACATGCTGTCTTATCCAATATTTCTTACTGCTATCCCTTGTAACCTTATGTTCAGCACATAGCGAATTAAGAACTTTGTAAACCTTTCCTGATTCAGCGGGAGTATTCATAAATTTGCATCCATGTCCAATCGCTGAGCCAATTTGACCGGGATTAGAGTCGATATAGTCAAGAATATATCCGGCCATATCGGGCAGACGAGCATATTCCCTTTTTGGTGCTTGAAGACTTTCTCCCAAAAGAACTTTGCGAGCGTTATCCAAAGCTTCCTTTTCTTCCTCCAATGGAGTAATCTTCAATACCAAGTCAGTTATATTATTGGTGACTGTTTCCAATCGCCTATCGATCTGCTTTACCAGGTTATCTGTACTCATGCCGGTTCCTTAATGTCATTAATTGCATCTATAGCTATACATTTCATCAAATTAGTATCTTTTCCTTATCCGTCATGCTGCAATTAGCTCTTGCTCGGCGCGGGGCTGTGATTTCTAGCTTGCGGCCGTCGGCGTCTTTATAAGTTTCCCCCGCTTTGGGGGTCTCAATAGGTGATGTCATTTGGGGGGTGTCCTTTTTGCAGTAGGTGCAGCTCTTGTCTACCTTATTGTCTAGTCCTTCCGGTCCCCAACGCGGCAAGCCCATCTCATCTACACCGTCCGGCTGGCGCTCGCCTGTGCCATTACAATGGATACAAGGTTCCTCCATTAGCTGTACCACTTGGGGACGGCTTTGTATGCACGGGTTATTTGCGGATCTTTGATGTATTGGACTAAGATATCATCCGCGTCTCTGTGGGCTGTATCTGCGTCAAAGGTCTTAGCTGCGGCTTTCAACTTTTCTATTGCTTCCTTCTTAGTCATGCTGCAATTAGCTCTTGCTCGGCGCGGGGCTGTGAAACCTTCTGGGCCTTGCGCGTGAGATTCAAAGCGATACCCTGACCACGCTTCGATAGTCTGTAAAGGTTCCTTGGACGGCCGCGACCGCCGGTAGGAATTCTATCAATTACCTCGACAATTCCAGCCTGCTTCAGTGCATCGAGATAGGCAGTCTCAACGCCGATCTCGGCCGATGTGACTCGCTTCTTCTCCCGAATTGCCATAACAACATCATTGCGCTTACCAATTGTGTATGTATGCATGATTGCTTCTTTCTGTATTAAAACTTCAATTTATGATGAACAATTATAATTTGTAGAGCAGCTTCATACTAGATCCACCCTACCCAAACAACTCTAGCAGCTTTCCCCTCCTATGTCAAGAATCTTCAAAAAGACCTTGTGGTTCGCTTTCAATGATTGCTGCTATTTTATTAAAGTCCTTCATATAAAGGTCATTATCTTGTACTAGGGAAGTATTATTCCCAAAAGAATCCTCATATGATCCAAGCGGGCTTTTTAGGTTAAGCCATTTTCTTACTTGTATAGGGAGAATTGTATCATTTTTCCAACTAGGATCGATGGTTCCTTCTGATTGTTCGTACGCTACACAAGCAACTCCTAAACAACAATATAGGGGATAATGGAGTATATGTCCTGTACTGCTTAGCCTTCCATGAGTTTGAAAGTATTCTTTACTTCGTAGCAAATTCACCCATATCTTAGCATTATCATTCACGCGATTATAGTCCCTAGTATAAAACCTTCGGTTCTATTTCTTGCAGAATATATATCTATGTCAGATGGTTCTCTATTGGGAATTAGAGGAATAATATGAGAATTATTATAATCTTTTTTAGTGGGTTTAATATTTTTATTCATTTAATCTACAATATCAATTATTCGTTGTTCAATAGGAGGATAAGTAGTAAATCCATCTAGATGATTGATAATCTCTCTATTAAAATACATTCCTATTTCTAACATTTCTTGGCCCAATATTTTTTTAATTGCTATAGAGTTAACATACTTGGTATTAGAAAGACTGTTAAAATATGCCGTTCCAACCAGGCATCCACACTCATTATACCTCCAGCCATTAACGAGAATAAATTTAGCTGATTTGGCAGCTTTCATTAGCTTTTTTCTCTTGTATTCAGAAAGATCAGGAAATTTCTTCAGTGTTGTTTTAGTAATTTCTATTAGCTCTTGTCTCTCAATAGATTCTTTCATTTTTTCTCCTTATCAAATGTCCCATTGAGCATATTTTATTTCCCTTACCATATATCACTTCTTCTCCATCATTTTAGTAATTGATAGTCCACGGTCTTTAATCTCTTGATGTAAGTACGTTAGCTCAGTCTTATTATTATTTCTGCTAGCAATTATATATGCTGTTCTTAGCTCTTTTGCCGTATAATATTTAAGATTTGTAGCTATCAATAAAATGAATGAAAAAATTAGCTATTATTATTGATGTAAATATTCCAAATGCTATTCCTCCAAATGTGCTGAAAGCTACATGCGTAGTATGATTGGATGTCCATACTTCAAGCATTGGAAGATCTCTATGAATGTGCTTCATCTTTTTTCTCCCTTTTCAGTCTCTCTCAATGCAAACATAATTGTATAAGGCACAGAACCGGGCCGAATAGAGTCCTCATTCCGAATCACATCCATCAACTTTATAAGCCGTTGATAGCTCAGAGGACGTTTCAACTCTTCCATCTCTGTGGCCGGAGCTGCCCATTCATTATCATAAAAGGATTCAGGCATTTTTTAGTATTCTTTGTGCTGTCTTTACTATAATAATATAATTATCAGATTTCAAAATCATATTAGCCAAATCCTCTCCCAGCTTGACCTTTTCTTTCCATCCATCAATCACTCCTGGCCACTCGGCGGCTTGCCTTTCTCCTTCCAATCGGCCGATTCTCTCGTGGGCTTTAGAAAGTTGGCGCGTCAGATCTCCGATGAGAATAGTAGCCTTATCTATGCTTTCCCGCAATTGAGCATTCTTGTCTAGTTCAGACATTGGCTCTCCATCCTCTGGCGCCATCCTGCTGAATATCCTTCAGCATAAGTAAGTAGTTCCTCATATTCATCATGATAAAGTTTATAAATATGACTACAATTCTCAAGTATCTCATAAATATGTTTTCTATCTCCATTTACAAATTCTATCTCTTTCTCTATCCACCTTCTATGCTTTAAAGTTTCAATTGTTATCATGGTAATCTAATCCACTCATCCATAGCCGAGAAAGATATGCCTCCATACCGGCTAATTCTAACATCGAGAAAGTTATTTCTATCTGTATGATGCCCAGGCATATAGAAAGCTGTCCACATTATCTTATACATTTCCATAGTTTTCATCTCAATCGCCTATTGCCTTTCGCACAGCATTAAGATGCGGGCATACCCATCCCATATACACATCCTTACATCCTCCATTCATTGCCCGCAATTCGTCACGAGTTGTAAACACAGTAATACCACATTTACATTCCCTTGCAGTCACCGTGTCTTTGCGACGTTCCAACACTTTGCGAATTGCAACAGCAATTGTCTTTGGATTCTTCTCAGATTTGATTTCTTCTGGCTTGTGCTCTTCACACCATCTTGGCGGCTTGCCGCGTTTGGATGGCACTTCGTAGTCATGCGCCGTCTCAGGCGCCCCTGGTTCTCCTTCGCAGTGCAATAGGCGCATTTTAGGCTCAATTATGCCGGAAGGGCTCACATGGGGAACGTTGCTGGGTCCCGGCAATGAAATTGGACGAGCTGCTGGATAAGGCTTAGGGGCATGCTCAGGGCAATTGCGCGGAGGCTTGCCACGTTTGCGTTCTGCTTGCCAGTCGTGCTGTCCAATTTCACATCGTAACGTGCGGAATTGGCCGGTAGAGGATTCTTTTACCGGTGCATGAACTGGACAATTCTTTGGTCGCTTGCCACGCTGTGATTCTCTCATCCATTTGTGATCGCCCAATTCACAATAAAGCTCGATCATATTATTCATAGCTACTACCACTTTCTCCAATGATCATATTGCTTTTTATAGAATAAGTTAACAATTACCCATCGCTAATTGTTCCTTTGCTCTGCTCAAACGTAATTGTGCTCTTATTATTTCTTCTGAGAGATGATCTTTTGGTGCCATTTGGAAAAGCTCCTAATATCATATTGGATTATGCCGTTTTTAATTTTACCTATTGCTATAATCTTCTTACTCATTATAGTCCTCCTGTGATGGTGCGCTTCGAGCTTGGCGCTGATCTTGGCCTCGAGATGGCTCTGAATCCTTTCCTCCCGCTGAATGCCAAATTCCATGCCTTGTGCGATATCCACCGAATGGATCCCCGATTGAACCATATCATTGCGTGCTTGTTCTCTACTCAATATCATGTAAATCATTCCTTTTATTCACTGGACTTATTGTTTATCTCCAAAGAATTGTTTGGCCTCTAGGCATGTAGGTGTATTTGTGACGAACGATACCTCCGTGCTCATTAGATTATCTCTATCTGCAATTCCATCCGCTATGTCTTCAGCTTCAGTAATACTATCCACGTCCACAACAAAAATCAATTCAGCATACATTTTTATCTTCCTTGTATTCAGTCCTAGAGTAAGCTTCAGCTAGCGTCTCATCTTGCGAATCGTAAGAAGCGCCAGAATTCAATCCTTTACTTTGTATTTGGCGTTCGGCATCAGCTAGAGCATCTTTGACATCGAGATCAGTACGCATTCCACCATCCGTCGAGCGCCCGCGCCGTACAGGTTCTGTGGCGCTCAAAGCCGCGCGAGAAGGCTCTACAGGCGTATGTTCGATATCAGCTCGATGCCCACAGAATTGCCAGCCGTCTGGCCCTGTCCAAACCGCATCCAGCGGTACGTGGACTATGAATCCTACTCCACACCACGCATCGGCGCGAGACGGGCTGGAATGATGCTCTACTCAGTCATCTGATAGTGAATCTAAGTCTTTGTAAGCGTGTAGAAGGGAATGCGCGTAAATCGCACGTTGAATCGCGCTCTTATGAACGTCTTTGTCGATCCCCTCATCAGGAAACAGGTCTGCAATAAGCTCGGCCTGTGCGCGTTCATACTCTGGATTGATGGTCCCAGGTCCTACAAGCGCCGCCGCGATGTCAATTGCTTCCAGTATAGTTTTACTCATCATGTCCTTTCATATCCTTATTATCTCCACATTGAATCTCGTCACAATTACTAAATACGCTCTTTCACGCTGATCTCAAAATATCTTGGCGTGCCACCTGCTGCTGCGCGTACACGAAGAATACAAGATAGATTATCCTCCATTGCATACTTTATTTCAACGGGCGGCTCGATATTCAATCTGTGCTCAGGAAGCGCCGAAACGAGATTCTTTACTTCATGAACTATGATTTCCTTTATATGATCCATTTAGACGAATTGAAAGAATACTGAGACTGCCTTGGATTTATCATCCTTGACTGTCTTCACATTCAGATCCTTTTTGGTCGCCTCTGCACGCTTCCTGAGCTGCATACGGAATGACGCCGAATTGGACTTGAAGTCCACACCCTCGATCACCTGATAGACGTTGCCGTCTGTCCATTCATCCCACGGAAAGCGTGGCTTTGTCTGGACATCGTCCCATGTGATCTCTGCTGCTGCATTCTCATCGACTACAGTTGCCATTGATTCATTCCCTTCATGTTTGTATTCAAACTCGAATGATATCGAGTATTGGCCGGAAAGGGATTTGATCCCAAGCTATTCAAGCTTATTCCGGCCAGATTCTCAGCCGCTAAATGTGCCGCAGATACTGCAACCCAGCAGTTGTGATCTCAGACCATCTTGCTTCCCCCGATGCGCCGCCGCCGGATGAATGGCGAAAGACATATCCTCGCTTCGCAAGTGATCGAAATGCCTGATCGTAATTGTATCGATTGGACACTCCGGCATACTCTCTCGCAATCACATACTCGGCGATCGGGATGCCGAGATGACGTTGCAGTTGTTTCAGAATCGCAAACTGCCGATATCCAATATCTCCACGCATTGATTCTCCAATGATGATTAGAGGTTGATAATCATTAGTTTAGCACTACATATTCGGTAGAAGAACTACATCGGCCGATTTGCCGTTGAAGGCAACTCACAACTACTGAGATCGGCCAAATAAACTAAGCTGTTATCGGATCTCCGATCGCAATTCCCAAGCAAGTACAAGGTTGAAAACCATTGGTCAATGGGATTGCATATCCATACTCGCTACGTTCGTCCACGATTGCTCCAAGGGCGAATCTCTAGCTTCGCAATACGCTGTTGCTCGACTAATGTCTTGATTGGTCGCTTGTGCATTGATTCTCCAATCATTGATTGACAACACGACCGGCGCAGGTTTGATGCTGCAATGTCAGCCAACGAATCGTATTCCATGTCGGTTCCGTTTGCAAGTATCTGATTGCCTTCGCATTCATGTTGATAATGCAACCATATTCCACATTGGTCATTCGCCGCTGAATCCGGCCGAAAAAGATTGTACTGCAATGTGTTTGTCAATCTCAGAATGGTACGGCTCTGCACTCGTACTTACTAGAGATTCAACTCGATCGCGTCGTCATCGCAGTGCATTACATACTTCACGTTGGATATCCGATTAGAGATCTAATCAGTCACCACATATCCATGATTGGATTGGCACTCTGTGACGATACAGGTCCAACTACTTACCCGCTATGTTGTGCTACAGCGACTAATCCCGTCGCGGAATTGCGCCGATATGTTTTTCCTCCGATAGTTTACAGATGACCAACTAGAGACTATGAATCCCTATCGCCGCGAGCCCGCGCGAAGTTGGCCGGAATGAGGGTTAGAGGTTACGTAGTTGCAATGCTCTCACCATTGCTTGAGCAGCTGTTGGACACTCCACGATTTCCTTGGGGAGAGAATAGATCAACAATTTGGTCGACCATGTCCGGTAATGATCTGGGTCGTAGCGATCAATCATGTGCTCCATCTCCATTACGCTGCTGCTTTTTCTATGTTCCTGCCTCTGTGCTGCACCAACTCAATCAATGTAGCACGTCTTCAAAAACTAATCAATAAGTAGAAACTACTTATCTTTGTAGCACGCCAGAATTTGGCTCTGAGCCGCCGAATGCGGCCGATGTGATCAATCCCTCCATCTCTTAATCAATTATCGGGAGAAGAGATTCTAGAGTCCTCTGAGCCAATATCTGGGTCCTTGCGCGCCAGCCGCGCTGAGGGTATCCATCTATCTTTCTTCCCGATAAAAACAATCAACCAATACCAAAAGATCCGATGTAGCACACGGTACCCACCCCAGGGATCTTTTCTTATTGGCATATGGATTACTCCCGAGGGGGCGATGATAGCCAGCTTACATAAGTTGCATAAAATAGGAATAGGTTATTTATAGCCAGCTCACACAATTATTGAAAATACATCTCATATTTTCTTTTTATATTTATATAAAAAATAATAATATGAATTTATATATTGTGCTACAAAATAGATCGAGGATGTAGCACAGCCAAAAGTGTGCTACAATGGATACACGGAAAATTCTTGAAAGGAAAATGTATGGATTCAAAACCCTTATTGACTAAACGACCTTATAAATTCTGGAGAAGATATCAGATATGGATAATTTACTCTAAGCAAGAGACAGAGGTTCTTGGATATCCGTTTAAATGGATAGCGAATATTGTAAGAAGAGATGTAATAAGAAAGTATCCTAGCTCATATAACGAAACTATTCTACAAATACGTAAGAGAAAATAAAATGATAAATATAGAAAATGAAATAAATAAGGAGGAAATCTTTGATCAATTTGAACAAATATATAGGGGATTTGAGCAAATAAACAATATACTAATTGAATATGATACAAGAATGCGCAATCTAGAATCTAATCTAGTAAATAGAATAAAAGAAATTGAATCTGATTTAATTAGGGAGGAAAAAGAAAGAATCAAAGAAAATAGTTAATTAAGTATAGAATAAAACTATATATATAATAATAAAAATCATTAGACTGTATTCGCCCGCGCGTAGGCGCGCATAGGGTTTGCTTTCTTCCCGAGTTGTGCTACAATAGATATTGCCCCGGCCCATATAGTCGATCCTCGGGTAAAGGGAGAAAGTACACCGTTTCATCGGCCAGGTTTCCCTAGCCTGGATGCCGAAAGCAGAGTGAGGATGGACGGATCTCCTACTATATAAATAAATGAAATAAATCCTTCTATAAAAATGATGGAACGGGAATGCTAGAATATAAAATAGATTTATAGGGGTAAAAAGATGAATACGATAATTAAATGTATTATATGTAATAAACTAGAAGAAAATTATTTTCTAGGAGACATAAGCGAAGAAATGTTTAATAAGGAATTGTGTTTTGATTGCGCATTTTGGACTGCTATAATAAGATCAGATGAAATAAATCCAGAGAAAGCCGTTGTTGTAAACAATAGACATTATATTATAGGAGAAGAGACTCCTAGAAATATATTCCAAACTCTTGGACGAGGATTTGGTGGATCAAAGTTTATTATACAATTTAACAGTGGAAAAAGATTAGAGACAACTAATTTATGGCATCAAGGAATGATACCAGATAGATTTAGAAACAATCTACCTGATAATGCGACGTTCATTTGGAATATATGAGAGGAAAAATATGAATTTATATGAAGAAATGAGCGAAATAAGAAGTAGATTAGCTAAAATAGAGTCTCAAAAGGGGCAATTAGCGAATGTTGACCCGATAACCCCTCTTATAAACAAGTCTAAAGAAATAACTATCAAGGCATATCAAAGAAGCTGGATGGACGTTGTTATAAATTGTTCTGAATTATGTAAGATGGCAGCTATCGAGGTAGAGAAAAATGGATAGTAACATAAGAATTATTGAAAGAATGATATTATTGCTTGAAAAAGGATGGTGCAGAGAATCCTTCGCAAAGGATAATTCAGGGAAAGAAGTAAGGCACAACAGTCCTAACGCAACATCATTTTGTGTGTGGGGAGCATTAAATAGAGCCCAGTTTGATTTAAATTTACCATACAATAAAGTCATTTTTTCCTATCTTAGCGATAAGATAGGTAATTTAATTTCATATAATGATAACGCAAGGGATAAGAGAACAATAATAAGGAAGCTAAAAAAAATAGTTAAAGAAGCGAAGGAAGAACAAAATGCTTTGGTACAATAAAGTTATATGTAGAACTTGCGGAAAAATAAAAAATAGTCTAATATGTGATGAATGTATTTCTGATATAGAGATAGAGGCAAAAATAGAGAGAGTACCTCGTAAAGTAAGAAAAAGACATAAAGAATTATGCTAAAATCAATTAGATCAATACAAAAGGATCCTTTATACCAATCTCATCCTCGGCCGGGAAGACTTTTGAGAAAGGGAATGTTTGAGACAGAAGATGGACGATATAGGTTCATATTTTTCTCCCGAGAAAATGATAAAGGAGTACGATCGCAGGGATGGGATCTGTACCATCTTCATCAGTCCCGCTGGAAAAAGGTAAAGGGCGCTAAATCGACGCGCACGCTCCGCGCTGGCCGCGCACGCCTAGAGGTCGAGAATAATAATAGGATCAAAACGAATAATTACCTGATGAGGTAGATATGAGAATAGTTTTAAATATTGTCATGATTGTGTGGATTGTATGTGTTATACTCTTGGTATGGAAGTAGACTATGAATATTATATTGGCTATTGTGACTAATATTGTCATAATAGGTATTACAATCTTGATAATGGAACGATAGGATATGAAAAAGGAAGCTACATTACATATTAGATTGGATGGAATGCTAAGAAATCAATTAGTGGATATAGCAGAAGAAAATAATGAAAAGTTATCAGCAGTAATTAGATATGCGCTAGAAAAGCATGCAGAAGAAAATTTTGCAAAAACAAGAATAGTATTGGATGAATTTTGATGAGGAATAAAGTTCTAAAAGTATTTATGTTTATAGCAATTACATTTGCATTATGTATTTTTATACCACTGGTGAGAAATATTATTGAGACAATTTTGGCTATTTTTCTTCTTATAATATTTCTTTCTTATTGGTCACCAGGATCATTAATTAAGACGAAGGGAAAAATTCACTAATGTTAAATGAATTAGCACGAGAATGCTATGAAATATCAAAGGATCATGGATTTTGGGATCATAGAAGAACAGGCTATAACAAAGATGAGTTTTTAAATCCATCTATATATCCTGAGAAGTTGGCATTAATACATTCAGAGATTTCTGAGATGCTTGATGCCCTTCGTGACGGCGATCATGCGCATGAGGAAGAAGAGGCTACTGACGTATTGATTAGGCTTCTAGATTATGCCGCAGAGAGAAAATTCGATATGGATAAAGCTGTAATGGCTAAGATGGAAAAGAATAGAAATAGACCCTATAAGCATGGGAGACAATTTTGATGCAGACCGATGAAGCTACTGATAGAATAAAAAATCTTGAAAATGCGCTAGAAAAGAAGGAAAGTGAATTAGAAATAGTAAAAGAAGAATTAAATGATGCAACAAATGAAATTGCATATTTAGAGCAAGAAATAGAGGATTTACAATAAATTTAAATGGGGAATAGTCTAATTGGAAGGACACTAGGTTTTGGTCCTAGTGGTTTAGGTTCGAGTCCTAATTCCCCAGTATAGTAATCTATTATAAGGAAAACCATGAATAAAAACCTTTTATTATATAAGAAAGAATATGCCCAAGAGACTTTATTTTCTGAAATTTGCATGATGCCGGAGAGATTATATACATTAGATGAATTGGTTGAACTAGTTAGACCGCCTTGGATAACAATAGGAATATCTGATAAAGAAAGTAGTTACAGAGGAATATACGCTGGAAAAAATAGTAATCCAGACGAACATATAATAAAATTTTCAATTAAAAAATTATTAGAGGAATTTTCGGTACAAGACATATATAAATTTCCATCTCTAGCACTTTGTATAGTAGAACTTAATATAAATGAGATTTCAGGTGAAATTCTCAATAAAACTTGTTTTGTAGGAAGTAAAAGAGATGAATCGACAGCAGAGATAGCATTTAGAGTAAACGATCTACATATGACAACACTGCAATGAATATTTTAGTTATAAGAGCAAAAAAAAATGATAGTTCTATGGCTCGTTTTCCATACGTAAAAGAATATGAAAAGTATGATGGTGTAATCACTTTTTATGATGACGGAAGTAAGGAAGAATGGTGGTGTGATGATAGGGAAATGAATGCCGATGTAGATATAATGTCTTCTTATGATGAGCTAAATGAGCTTGGCTTGTTATTGAGAAAAATCCAGGAGGCTCATAAAGCTGCTCATCCGGATAGTAAAGATTTAACTAGAAAGTTTGTTGCATTGTGGTTGTGTGATTTCCCTAATGGAGATAAATTCAATATTCAATTAATGAGTAATAAGAATTGGGATCGCTTAGCAAAGTCTGCTGATGAATTTATAGAAAGAGATTTTGGGATGAGTCGTGTGATAGTGTTGAATAACGATGGAAGCAAAAGGACTCACGGCGCGACAAAAACTCTTCTTGGCGCTGACGGCCAATGGGATGCAATATGCGCAGATAGCAGTTGAATGCAAAGTGAGCCATAAGACGGTCGAGAACACGATCGCTAAAGCCCGTAAACGGCTCAACGCCGCGACAACGGCCCAGGCGGTAGTGATTTCTGTAGCGAGAGAGGAATTAGGTATTGACCACAATGGTCGAGCCTTTGTTCCCGAATATTACGAATAGGAGTTTATGTGAGCGGTGTATCTGAAGAACAAATGAGAGAACGTCGGATTAAGAAGATTGATGAATTAATGAATGCCGGAATTGATCCCTACCCGGCAAATTTTAGAAATAGAATAACAATTAGAACTGTAAAGTTTTATACTTCATCAATACCTGAACTAATTGCAATAGCTGGACGGGTTACATCAATTAGATATCATGGCAAAATAACTTTTATAGATATAGCAGATTCAACAGGATCTATTGAGATACACTGTAAGGAAGAAAATATAGGATTTATATGTAATAGTCTCGCTACGGGAGATATGATTGGAATAGAAGGATATAAGAAAAATCATCCTAAAGATGAACATGAATTTATAGAAGCTATTGAAATTACAATACTTTCTAAGGTAGTTAGAGATTTACCGAATATTATTATGAATGATGATTTTAGATTTCGCCATAGAGAGGTAGAGATGGCGATTAATAAACAAACTAGAGATTTATTTATACTTAGATCAAATATAATAAAATCAATCAGAAATTTCCTTGAATTATCAGGTTATTTGGAGGTTGAAACACCAATTCTTCAACCTGTTTATGGAGGAGCTACTGCTAGACCATTTGTTACTCATCACAATGCATTAAGTGAGAATTTTTATCTTAGAATTTCATCTGAGCTATATCTAAAGAGATATTTAGTTGGAGGGTTTGATAAGGTTTTTCATATAGGTAAGGTATTTAGAAATGAGGGCATATCTATTAACCATAGCCCGGAGTTTTCTATGGTTGAGTTCTTTGCTACTTGTGTTGATCATCGTGAAATGAAGGTTTTTACACAACAGCTTATTGAACATGTTTTTTATAGTTGCAATGATTCAGACAAAATACCAGATTTAAATTTTGTAGGAAGTTTATCTTCTGACGATTGGCCACTTTCTAGAAAGAGTAAGGACAATCCTGATATTTCAGAAGCATGGGAGTTATATATTGATGGAGTAGAGATAGCTAGTGGCGCTAATGATTTGAATGATCCTCTTGAACAAGCAAAGAGATGGAATGAAGGCACATCTAATCGAGTAGTTGATGAGAATAATAAAGACGAAATCTTTGAAGAAGCTAATCCATATGATAAATCATATATTGAATCACTTGAATATGGGATGCTTCCAACTGCTGGAGTTGGGATCGGTATAGATAGATTAGTAATGCTTCTTACTAAAAGCAAATCTATTCGTGAGGTTACAGCTTTCCCGACGATGAGATGATTAAATTACTTAGATATAAGTGGTTGTTAAAAAGAGGATATAGAATATCAGTATATGTAAGGATTACTATGACAGATGATTTATTTTGTAATCCTCCTGTTACTTACAACTGCGGTAGTAGATTAGAAATGAGAAAGGGACTAAGAAAGAAAAGTATTAGATTTCGGAATATGGAAGTAGATGAATTGAAAATAGCTCTAGAAGAATTATGACAGCTATAGGCAAAAATCTTCAGGCATTCGGGATAGGAGTAGCATCTCATAATCGTGAGAATCCAACTCATCCGCCAGCTAATGGAATTGGAGTTTCTTCTTTTGATTTAGATAGATTAGATTTTGAAGATGGTGAGGAACTATGGTCTGGGATTATAATTACAGTAGATGGTGGTACTTCTGGCAATTTCAGGGTTCTTTGTGATTTTGAGGAGAAAAATACAGATCTGAAAATAGTACAAGGAAAAAAGATATTCACAGTCTAATTAAGAATGAAAATAATAAATATGAATAAATTAGAAAAAGATATATTAAAAGAGTATTATAGACTGTCTATTAATGATCCAGAGGGAGCGTGGGCTCCATATTATCCCTGTATAGCGAAAATAGCAAATGGAGATGCAGGAGTAGCATATATCGTTTGTAAGATTTTAAAGAAAAGAAAATTTCTTGAATGCAAAAATAATATAATAGGTGCTCCTTCATATTGGCCAACTATAACGGGAGAAGTAGCAATAGCAAACGAGATAATGAACACTTGACAGATGGCATGGCCATATGGTAAGATGTAATTATGAGTGAAAATTCACTGTACAATGTGGGTCCTGTAGTTGCGCAGGCTCTCGTTTTATTGCGTCAAGAAAGGGGATATAGCCGTCGCGAGGCAGCAGCTCGCGCGGGAGTGACTGAATCAGCTATTCATCGCTGGGAGTCAAATAAGAGAGAGCCATCTATAAGCAGTCTATATGCGATGGCTACCACTTATGAAGTACCCATTGGATCCTTTTTCCCCGAACAAGAAAATATTAGTATATTAAAGGATAAACATGACAAGAAAGAAAAAAATTCCTGTAGTTGATATTGTAATATCTACTTTTGACGATAGATATAATTCTCCTGTTTATAGAGTAATAAAGGAGACAACTTTAGGAAAGTTTACTGGTATTAATACAGAAGATTATGAGCCTTATGGTCTAACTCCATTACGTGATGCAACTGCAAAGTTTATTGGTCATCTCGATTCATTAAAGAAAAAGGGAAGAGTAGTAATTGGATGTCTGGTTGATGAGTCAGGGTCTATGATAGGAAATAGAAATGCTGTTGTTGATGGACTTAATGAGTTTGTAGTAAGTATGAAGGGAATAGAGGTTGATCCTAATTCAGATGGTAAGGTATTAGCAGTTATATTTACTGATGGTTTAGAGAATGCAAGCACTGAGGTTAGCCCCCAGAATTTGCGTAATTTGATTAAGGAAAAGGAATCAGAAGATTGGTCGTTTATTTATCTTGGATCTAATCAAGATGCTTGGAAAATAGGAAGTGAATATGGATTTTCCAATGAATCTACTGGCGTAACTTTTACTTATGAATCAAGCTCCCGTGGAACTAAGCAAGCTATGAAGAGAGCGGGAGGGATGGGCGCTAATTTTCTTTCCAATAATAAATCATATGCCTCTTTGTCTTCAAGCGGATTAATTAATGAAGAAGGAGAAATTCTTAAAAGAGAAGAACCAAATGTATGAATGTCATCATATATGTAGATGTTATGAATCGCCATATTGTCCCTATTGTGGAAAAAGAATACGTATGAACCCGTATTCATGGCCTTGGTACTATGAAGAATATATAAATTATCCAATAAAAAGATCTCCTGTAAAGGAAAAACCATTTTTAAATGTAAAGCATCAAAAATTTTCTGATGCTGTTAATAGAGCAAGAGAGTTTTTAGAAGGATAAAATGTTTGATTTCATATTGTAATTATAAAAAGGGCGCATTAAGCGCCCTTTTTAATTGATATTTTTATAAATCTTACTTCAAAGTCCAAAAACCTATCTCGCGTCTTCCCCATTCTACACAGGAATCATAGCTTGGGTTATATATATCTAATTCGCTTCCCCATCCTATATGATCTAACACAGTAAATTCTCTCCTACCAAAGGCGGGATGATCTAATCTAATATGGGTTCCTAAAGGAAGGAAATTATTTGCTACCTCACCTAAAAATACGGGGCTACCAGATGCAGTAGTTGTTCCTTGATCATAACAAGTAGAGCTTACCTCATAATGCTGAAGTAATTCTGAACTTTTTTTCTTGTGAGTATGAACTACAATAAATTTATTTTTTATTTTGTGATGAGATTTATGATGATTGTGATTTGTAGAGAATAGTGAAATAGAAAGTAGTGTAGCTAGAAGAAAGATACATCCTTCTCCAATCCTAGTTTTGGCCGCGCGTATGTCGTGACCCTAATAAAATAAATGCCCCAATTTGGGGCATAATTTTTTGGATGAATTGATAACTACTTATCACACTTTATCAGATATTTCTTTAAGAGTCAAACGTGCTCCACTAGATTTTTCTCAGAAGGGGAATCCACCATTGAGATTTCTATGTAGATATATAATAATATGTTAAATGCCAATTTCTGCCCCTTCTAGTAAGCACGTGCGCGTGAGTAGGTCGTTGTTTGAAGATGGAAAACTGCGTTGTCCGCACGATAAGCAGTTACATGACATTTTATCATTCAATAGATTTGATTTGTCAAGAGAATTCCAAGATGAATTGAATGTAATTATTAAATGTTCTTTTTGTGGACATATTTTCTCTCCAGCATTGAATTCTCATGAAATGAAAGAAATTGAGGATGGAATTCGTGTCTGATATACAATTAGCGTCAGACAAAAGAATAGAATCTATATTATTTGATGAGATAGATAGAAGAATAGATCTTTTACTTTCTAATTATCAAAAGGTAACATCAAATCCAAGATCTATGGGATATTTAAGATTCCTTTTGAGACATTATGCAGGAAAAGCGCACCCTTGGAGAGAATGCTTTACTGCTGATACACCAGTAGACGCTCCTAGAGATATGGATAAATATCCTGATGGAATTCCAATTTCTCAGATTAAGAAAGATGATCTGGTTTGGTCTTTTAATACAAATTTACAAGTTTTTGAACTTAAAACTGTAAAATGGAGTGAACAAATAAGAAAAAGCGCTCAGCTCGTTATGGTCATTTTAGATAGCGGAAAAATGATCAGATGTACACCGGATCATCGTTTTATGTGTAGAGATTCTACTTATGTGGAGGCTCAAGATTTACATTCGGGCGATTCTTTAATGCCATTTTATAGAGATTATCTACCACTAGTTAGATTATCACCAGATAGGTCACAATGGGCTTCTGAGTATAAATGCTTGGCTTCTGTTAGCAGTAAAAGTAAAAATAATCATATCCATCATTTGGATGAACGTAGATCTAATAATGATCCTAATAATTTTTCCCTTTTAGATAATGCTGATCATTTGAAAATTCATCATGAAACTGCTAGAGATAAAATAAATCAGAAACAAGATCTTAGAAAATGTAGATATTGCACTAATATATTTTTGCCTCAATATAAAAACCATCTTACTTGTGGCGAATGCCCAGAATCCGCTAGTTATATGAAACAAATTATAGGAAAAGAATTAAGATGTACTAATTGTGATAATCCTTTTGTAGCTACTGGTACTACACAAATTTATTGTTCTGCTAAATGTAGGCAGGAAAGTTATTCTGACGAGAGAAAAAAAGTAAACTGTAAAAATTGTGGAAAATTAGTTAGAACTAGAAAAGTAGATATAGATGTAACTTGTCGCTCTTGTACTAAGAAACTTAATGAAAAAATAAAAGATAAAATAATTGTTCGTTCTTGTAAAAATTGCGGTGATGAATTTACGGTTCAATACAGGAATCATGTTCATTGCACCAAAAAATGTAGAGATTTATACTCGAAGAGAGCTTATAGGGAAAGAAATCCGGCTGTTGGTATAACCTATAATCACAAAGTTCTATCTGTAGTAGTTTTAGATGAATATGAGGATGTGTGGGATATTGAAGTTGAAGACAACCACAACTTTGTAGTAAATGGAGTAGTGGTACATAATTGTTATAAAGATAATCTTAAGAGATTTGGGCCAAAAACAAAAGGTCTCTGCGGTGTCTTGAAGGACACTATTCGTCAGACGACTTTCTGGCGTGGTAAGGCCGGACATTCAAAAACTCCCGATGTTGGAGATCCAGGATATGTAATTGGAGAGGCAGATAAAGGCGCAGCTCCTCCTTGGGGCGGCCACAGACATTTATCAGAACTTGACATGGGGGAGATGGCGATGCCCGAAGATGTAGCCTTGATACTGGAAGATCTGTCTGAAAGGTGCGATGTATACAGAGTTTTAATCGGGCTCGATGAACCGCCCCAAAGTGAAATGGTGCTTCTATGAAAAAAAATCAGCCGACTGCTGCGATGAAATCGGCGGCAAAAAAAGGATTAGCACTTCGCGATGAAGGACGTTTTTCTCCCGACATGCCTGCTAGAACTTGGGAAATAGGCAAAAAAATTGCTTCTGGTCAACCACTTGCTGACGAGCATGTCGCAGATATGGCTCATTTCCATGCCTCTCATGACCAATGTCCAAAAGAAGATTGTGAGGATCTCCTTTGGGGCGGCCCTGCGGGTGAGGTATGGGCTAAATCAACTCTCATGAAAAATCTAAATACAGGATTTTCCGAAGATTTTTCTAAACTTCTAAAAGATAAAAGTACAGATCTTGGATTTGAGATTTATTCAGACATAAATCTTGAAGAGCCAATTACTCTTGGTGAAGATGATAATGGATTGATTTGGGCCCCTATTCTTAGATCGGGAATGCTTGCGACACGTCCTGGTCCAAATGGTGAGAAGCTAGATGAGCCTCTTATATTTGTTCCTGGTCATTCTAACGATCCTACAAAAGCTATTGGACTGGAAGACATTGTAGATGCTTTTAATGATAATGCAATAGAGTATGTAACTATTCCGACTAGCCATGAAAATAATCTTTTAGAAAATACAGGATATATAAAACAGCTTGTAATAGCAGATTCTAAAAAGTTCCCTGGCGAGAAAGTAGTTCTGGCCGCTCATGAATTCACTGAGCCAGATATTAAGGGAAAAGTCCAGAGAGGTACTATTCCTTCTCGTTCTTCTGGAATTTTATATGACTATAAAAATACTACCACGGGAAAAGTATATCCAGTGGCTTTAGATCATACAGCGCTTACTCATAAACCTTGGATGGGTGGAATATCTGCTTATGGAAGTAAATCTAGCGATTTTTCTGAGAGAACTATAATATCTATGATGTTATCGGAAAAAGATATTACTGTTCCGGAGAATAAACTAGATCCACCAAAATTGATTTCACAACTTTCGCAAGAAATCACAGAGCCACCAAAAACAGAGAAAACTGCTTCTAAAGGTGAGTTTCTTGCGGATATTCAATGGGGAGAAAAACCTTCCTATCATGATATAGAGAATCAGGTTGAAAGGATATTAGATACTTTTGAGCCTGATTTTGATTCATACCCACAATATTTTGTTATAGATATTACTGATGGAAAAGCCTTAGTAAAGGTAAATTATGGAGTTGGACAAGATGATGATGCTTGGGTGGTTCCTTATACAGTAGATGATAAAAACGTTGTTCATTTATCATCTTTTTCACAATGGATTGATGTAAGTAAAAGATGGGTAAATGATACAATTGATCCTAAAGAAGATAAAGAGCAACTAGACAAATTAGGAAAAGGGATGGGACTATCCGAGCAAGAGAAAATTATAGTTGACCTTTATCTTTCTGTAGATCAAGCAGAAAGAGATAAAGCTAAATCTAATAATAATTCATTACCTGATGGATCATATCCTATAAACAATGTTAAACAACTTCACGCCGCTGCTGTTTTAGCTGCTTCTAAACATGGAGATTACGAAGCAGCTAAAACTCTTATACGGCGCAGAGCAAAAGAGCTTGGCGTAGATATAGAATCTTTGCCTGGTTTTGGGAAAGATAAAAAAACTTCTAGTAAATTAAGTATGTCACAAGATCCTCTAATCATTGCCAGCGAGCGCAGAAGAGGAACACATTTAAGTAATCAGCCCCAAGGAGGGAATATGACGCTTCTTGCTATGTCAGAGGAGCAAATGGAGCTTCTTGGCCTCTCTAATGAGGCTAAAGAGTTTCAGAGGCAACAGAATATTCAGATAGAGAAAATAAATTCTGAACTTTCTGAGACTAAAAATAAAGAGAAAAAAGCTCGTGTAGAAAATAGAATTTCTGAGCTTGCTGACGAAGGATTAAAAGAGTTTCCTGGTTTGCTTAAAGAGATTGAAACCATTTTACTTAGCGATGATGAAGATGTAGCAATTAAACTTCAATTGTCTGATAACGGTCATACTGTTTCGATACCTGAGACAGCTACCCAAATTGTTGAAAGAATTGTCAAAGCTCTTCCTAGAAACGATAAACAGAAAATAGCTTTTGCAGAGCAAGCATCATTATTGCAGAGTCCTGTAAATGGGCGACCAGATTTGCAGACTAAAGCAAGCGATCCAGATAAAAAGAAAACTGGCATTGACATGGCTCAGGAATGGGTAAAAGCCGATCCTAGCTTAAAAGATGATCCTTATATCAAAATGATGCTCAGCGAGAACGGAAAAGGAAACTAAAATGCCTTGGAATCATTTTCGTAATCGCGAAATTAGAAGGATCACCTGTCTTCGTGATTTCGCGGGAAGAGACTCAATAAGATCAGTTTGGTTTGATGCAACTACTCTAACGGCTAATTCAGAAGGAAGATACGAGATAGCTATTGGAACTTTTCTTACCAAGAGTACATCTGATCCTACTAAGGTGAAGATATTTGAAAAGCTTGGCACGAATAAAAATGCTAAACAAACTCTTACTGAGACAGGTTCTCCAACCGGTGGAACTTTCACTATTGAATATGGTGGAATGGTGTCTAGCGGAATAAAATATAATGCAACTATTACAGAATTAACAACGGCATTAGTATCAATGAGCACTATTGCTTCTTCGGAAAATATAGCTATAACATCTGAAGAATCAAAGCCTATAAATGAAAAAGCTGCTGTTGTGGAATTCAAAGGCGAGCTTGGTAATAAGGCTCAACCATTATTAGTAGTGAACTCAAGTGGACTTACTGGAGGAACTTCTCCAAAAGTTACTTCTACCTCTACTACTGCTGGTGAAACTGCTGAGAAGATCATTGGTGTATATGACGGTCCAGATAAAGATTTCTGGGGAAATGAATTCTTTGCAGACGAGCCTCTTCCACTTTATTTTCATGCTTGTACTTTCGATATATCGAAAATGCCTCAGTGGACAAAATATGGTTTATTAGCAGAAGAAGCCCTCAAAAATTGTAATTTCTATTAAAATTGGCTTTTGACCAAGATAGGAAAGGGAAATAAGTCATGGCAAAAGCCAAAATGACAAAGGAAAATAAGAGAATAGATGATAGTAGGAGAATCGAAGAGTGGTTCGCTAATGTTTATATGCCTATTGCTGGAGGAGATGCCGGTGTAGGTTCTGAAATCTCCAGTCCTGGTGTTGGCGATGTAGGCTTGAATGTTTTTGATCTTTATCCGCAGGCCGCTCTTACGGATATCGTTAGACGCGCTCTTCTGACTGCCTGGGAGACAATTCCATCGCCTGGGGCAGATATTGCTCCGCTCAAACCAGTAATGGATCGCTTAATTCGCAGGGATATTGCCGAGGTTGCTCCGTTTGGTATCGGCCAGTTTAGAGCGCCAAATGCAACTCCTGCAATTTATAATCCAAAGATCAATTATACAGAGGAAGTCACAGAGCTTCTGTTACTTGATGAAATGTCTCCTATTTCGGAGGATCTTTATATTAGATTAACTTCTGATGTTGGAGCAATTAGAGCACGTGCCGGTGTAGATCTTGCCACTCTTGGAAAAATTCTTCAGCTTCGCTTTGAGAGATTGACTGAAGTTATGCGCTGGCAGGTATTCAAGGGTAATCCTCTTGTTGTAAATTATGCTGGCGGTCAGTCATACGAAATAAAATATAACTATTTAGAAACTCATAAGCCTTCTGCTGCGGTCCCATGGACAGATAGGTTAAATTCGACTCCTATTGACGATATTCGTTCGTGGCAGAAAATCATTGGTAATGATACAGGGGTTTATGGATCTTGTATTCATATGAATTCTTATACATATGAAAAATTGCAGCGCTCAAATCAAGCCAGAGGTTATTTAACCAATACAGATAGGAATGCTTTTCTCCCGACTGTAGATGACATTCTTAGCTTGCTGTGGGGCTCGACTCCATCAGATGCTCAGGGTGGGGTTGCTGCCGAACCTCCTAAGCTGATCGTTACAGATTCTGGCTATAGAGAAGAAACAAATGAAGTTGCTACTGAACTTGGATATAATCGTGGTCAGTCGGCTATGACTACTTATTTACAAAATGGAGAGGTTCTTATGACTACGAATTATGTGTTCGAGGGTGAGAATATCGCAGATGTTGCCGATGGCCCTGTAGTTATATCTGATACATGGAATTCTCTACGTAAGGAGATTGGACCTCAATCTGAGATAATTATTGATCACGAGTCAAAGACTACTTACTTTAGACAAGGATGCTCAAGGTTTCCCAGATTACGTAGGCCGCAGTGCTTCTTACTCGGTAAGGCGTTTTAGAAAATATAAGGAAAAGGAAAGATCATGCCATATTTAGTTAGAAAACAAACGACTGCTATGGATTCTGAGGGCGAGTCACAGAATTATTTTCCCGGTCAAGTTGTATCAGATTGGGAGCTTAGTGACCATATAAAAAAGCAAATAAGTACTGGAATTCATTGGTACACACAAACTTTTGAACCACTTACTGATAGAGAGGCAAAGAAATATAGGGTGGAAGCAACCACTGCTGAGGGGGCAAGAATTGCTCCTAACGGTCAAACAGTTGACCCTCCCTTTGAAGATTATGTAGGACTTCATCCAAAAGAAATAATAGATAGAATGAAGAAATTAAAATTTGATGAAGTAGAGCAAGTTCGTCAATATGAGCGTGGTGGACTGAATAGGAATACTGTAATTGAATTTGTTGCTCCGTCTGAGAGAGAGCCATTTAATGGATATGATGCTATGAGCGTAAGAGATATACTTGAGAAAATGGAGATCCTTGACGATGATAGCGTTAATGGAGTTATAGTTTATGAGATGAATCATGCTAGAAGGCCAGCTGTTATTGAATTTGAAAGAGAAGCTACAGAAGTATCAGAGATAGCCAATGAGGTTGATATAAACTCCGAAGGTGAAGCAGCAGTAGTAGCCTAATTCATGACTACATTCATTAGTACAAAAGTTTCTAATAATCCTGTAATCGTTCGGTTAGGGGTAACCCATCCACCCCTAACCGATACGATTTTGCGAGGACAAGAAACAATCAATACCGAAGGAATTGAAGTTAAATTCTTTATGAGGCCATTAACTTCTAGAGTACCATTAATAAATGGTGAGTTAGGAGAATCAATTTGGCCAAAAGATGCAGAAGGGCATAACGTAAAATATCAATTTGTTGAATCAGATGTGGCAGTTGAGGGAGAATATTTTGGATGGTGGGGGATTTCTAAGGATTCGGAATATGAAGAGACTTTAGAGTTTCCTATAATAATTTCTGATCACGGACCTGGATTGGGGATAAAAACAGGTGCAATAGTTGATGGAGTAGCCGATCATATGCCAACTACTCTTTATGCCCTTATCAAAGATCCTAATTTTGGCGAAAGAAGAGTTCAGAAATATGCCGTTCTAATTCAAGAAAGGGTGCTTGGTAAAGCGGTTGAAGCCGATGAAGAGGCAGAAGTATATCCGTTAGTTCAGTTGGACTATTTTTCTAAGAGATTGGCATTTGAGCTTTGTAGTCCAGGGATTGATTATTGGGCCAGACAAGCAAGAACGAAAACTGCTCAATCCCCTACGGAGATTACTTCATATCCAGAAGCAATTACAGCACTGGAAAAATTAAGAGATAGATTATGCAAAGAGCTAGAACAGAATTGGCGTGATTTACAATTTCTCGTATTTAAACTGCCTCAACGCAAGGCAGTTCCCATGCCCGCTTCATCATTGGAATTTGACGAAGGCTGGGAAGCTAATGGGAATTTGAAACGATTGAGTCGTCCAAGGGGATATGTGACCAAGGATCCATTTGACAATCAGCCGCTTTATACAGGTTATTGGGGAGCATTCGATCCGTTAACACTTGGTTTTTATCCTTTCCCATAAAATGGCTAACGAAATTATAAAAGAATTTGAGCCTTTTGGAAATGATTACAGTCATTTAGCAGTTGGACAGGGTATTGAAGCTGAGCAAGTTCAGCGAGCTGCCAAAGCGCAATTAATAAAATATTTACCATCCATCACTAAACAGTTACAATATTCTTGGGATCAAAGAGATAAGGAATACTATGAAATTACTGGATTTGAATTTAATAGAATACTTATACCTCAAGTAGAAAAAAATAATTTTTTTACTGGTATAAAGCCATCATTGATGGAAGCTTCGCTAGACAGATGGCCAAATATAACTACTACTTGTCATGATTTTAAACCAGCCAGTTTTCAACCTGATCAATTTGATGTAGTTGAAGCAACCTTATTTATAGATATATTATGTAAATCAGAACCTATTAAACAAGAAAATTTACATGATGAAGAAGGAATTAAATTAGAGGAAGAACTGGATAGTAAATTACAAAGATTATCCGATGCAGTACATATGAGTATTAAAAAAAATGCTTCGCTGGGTGGGGTTTTAACTGGAGAAATATCCAATCCTCCAGTAGCAAAAACATCCGAACCTTTTGTGAGAAATGAACCATCTCCAGTTTGCATATTGCAAGGAAGACTTTTAGAATATAAAGTACAGAAGACAAGCTTCTGATCTGAAAGGAAAGAAAATGGCCGACGCTACAAAAGTTACGGTCGATGGTGTCGAGCCTTCGATCCCTGTGAGATATATTGGCAATATATCGTTAGGTGATACAAATAATAGAATAGATTTATTTAGAAGTGATAACGGTATATCACGTTCCCTTTATTTGAATGGGGATGTAGTATATATTACACCCAATGAGCTTAGTAGAGTTAATAAAGGATTTCAGATAGAAATTGTGAAGGATCAGGAAGCGGGCAAGTCTGTCTCTTCTTCCGAATCTAAACCAATTCCTTCTGTCACTGTGTCCACTCCCTCGCCCATCGCGCCTGCGCAGGGCTCTTAGTAAAAAGAAAGGAATAGCCCATGTCTACGGGTGGATTTGAGAGAGTAGAACCGCTGGGGGACGGAATTATCCGTGGCCCTGCTCGTGTTCTTGTAGCCCCTTATTCTACTCCTTATCCTAAGAAATTAGGAAGTATAATCAATCTTGCTACTACTGGTTATACTAATGAGGAACAAGAAATTACTAAATTAACGAAAGAACCTACTACTGGTATCATTTCGTTTGGTTTTATGTCTTATGAAACTAAAGAACTTAAATATAATGAATTGAGTTCTGAAGATATACAAAAAGCTCTGGAAGAACTTCCTTCTATCGGAGAAGAAGGTGTGGAATGTGAAGGAACAGAAGGATTAGATAAAAATGCAATTACAGTTAAATTTGCTGGAGAACTGGAGAATCATGCTCAACCATTGATCGTTATTGCTCAAAATACGCTGAAAAAAACTGCTGAAGAAGCTACATCAGAAATTAAAAGAGTTCAAGCAGGTTTTGGGCTTTATGATCCGGTTGGTTCTTGGACTGAGCTTGGTTCCACTAAAGGCGGAATAAAACTTACCAGGAATAACACTGAGAGTATGATCGATATTGATCAGATTCAGGCGGCTATTCTAGCTATTCCAGATGAATGGGAGATGACAGTTGATGCTCCTCTTGCTCAAACAAGCTTAGAAAATATTCAGTTTGCTTGGGAAGGTGGAGAAATCACCACTGATATAACTCAGACGCCTAACGAGAGACATTTGGGACTAGGAAATCCTTCTGCTTATACAGAACGTAGAATGGCTATTCTTCATAAGAGAACTGTTGGAACTTCTGCCGGTAAAATAAGAGGTCATCTTATGCGTAGAGTTCTGAAGTCTCCTCAAGCTTCAACCCTTGAGTATATGAAGTCTGGCAATCAACAAACTATTGCTCAAACATTCAGGGTATTTGCTGACCCAGTTGTCTCAGATCCGGACTATTCAATGGGTGAAGTTGTTGATCAGGTTGTATATAGGTAAGCAGTAGTAGTAGTAAAAGGGGGCGATGGGTTCATAGACGCTCATCGCCCCCTTGACGTTTCTTTGTAAAAATGATATAAATCGTAGTAGATGAGCGTAGGGCGAGGCCGCGCTCGTGCATCTCGGCCATTGGCCCTTGATCCACGACGCTTTTTATAATCTCAGTCCTTCAAAAACGCTCATGGCAAATGATAATCAAATATATGTAGCTCGTATAGAATCAAATACGCGCAAACTTAGTGGAGATTCAGTCCATCAAACTTTGTCCGATATGGTCAAAGGAATTACTGATGATACTGAGGGATTTTTAAAGGGAATTGTTCCTCATGGATCAACTCTAGCTCTTTCTGAGGCAGTTGGAAGTCATGGACCTGTTGATGTTGGAATAGAATTTCTTGCAGAAATAGGTATTCCTGCAATTATGGACTCCACTTCTATATATAACCCTGGCTCTATGTTGTATCCAATTTATGTAGATAAGGGAACTGGTATTTATGGAAATAATGCAAGCGCTATATATCCTTTTAGAGCTAATTATATGAAGCTTCCTCCAGATGGAATACATTCTATATATCAAAAATCAGTAAAAGGACAAAAAGGTCAACACTATATGGCAGCTACTTATGCTGCCATGAGATTAGTAACATTACCTTATTGGAAAGAGAAATTTAAAGCAATCCTAAAATTAAGACTTCAACCAGATAGTCTTAGATAACTAGATAAAGCGAAAGTTAGAAAGGAATAAAATGGCTACAGAAGATTCAACAGATGAGGCAGCAGCAGAGAAAATACTTCAAGAAAAACTTGGCGCTGTAGCTGAGGGGAAAGAGGAGAAAAAAGATTTACCTCTTGTGACTTCTGAGGATGATATCGAAAAGCCTATTCCGACTAAAGAATGGCACTTCCAAGCAGATTATGAGGTTAAAGTTGGTGGCGAGTTGATTCCTCAACATTTTGAGAGATTTTATAACCAAAAACCTCTTTCATATCATGCGATGATTGAGTTTACTGGACTGTTTTCGCGCAAGATGGATGAGGCGATGAGTGGCCCTGATGGTCTTTCTATTGACAAAATAATGCCAGATGAAAAACTTCCTCTCTCCTTCCGAGATGGTCATTTGTCAGTTGACGCTGGTAGCAGCTTAGGTGGTATTGACTCGATCCTGAAAAGCGTTCTCAAATTAGCTTCTTATATCCCTGATTTTCTTACGGAAGCTCAGTGTATATGGTTGAGGGTGCCGCGTTCAGAGAGAAATCTCTTAATTGATATTTGGTCTAGACCGACTGACGAGGGCGGCATGTCGGTCAGGGATGGCGAGGAGATGCTTACTTTGTTTATTGAGCAGAATTATGAAGAGTTGGAGTATTTTTTAACAAAGTGGTGGAGAAACGTTCTGACAGCGACGCAGAGGGCGAGGAAGAGGAATCAAAACCGCGCACTTTAACTCCTCTTGCTGCACTTGAGTCATATTCAGGACATCATCCTGAGACTATAAATGAACTTCTGGAGTGGCCTGCTAGAAGATTTACTAAGGCTTATGAAATATGGACTAGAAGAAAATTAGTTGATGAAATAGATCAGAAAAGAAACGATCATATAAGTGCTCTATATTCCAATTCAAATTACGATGATGATAAGGGAACTAGAAATAAATATATAGATTCTCTTAATGATTACTATGAAAAATTAAAGAATGTAGCTTGGCGTGATCCTAAAGAAACAGAAATAGAAGAAAAAGAACTTAAAGAGATTGAGGACAATGATCCATTCCTTAAAGCTGGACGAAGAGCTTTAGCGAAGGTTACTCCTCCAAAAATAGAACATTAAAATGGCCTATCTAATAGAAAATAAAAGATGTAGTAAATGCAGAATAAAGAAATCTGCTAGTGATTTTTGGCATTCTATTAGATCTAGCGATGGTTTACAAACTCATTGCAAGCAATGTACTAATGAAAGAAAAGGTATCAAAAAGATTGAGCCATTTGTTTATAAAGAACCATCTTTTGATGAAAAATTAGAGTATGCTTGGGCTGCTGGGTTTTTAGATGGGGAGGGATGTTTTTCATTAACAAAGAAAAAGGGGACTCATCCTTTATTCCGAAGCCCTCTTATTAGTGTGGCTCAAGTTCATAGAGAACCTTTGGATGTATTGGTAACTGTAATGGACGGTGGAAAGGTAACCTTTAACCAAATAACTGTTTCTGGAAAAATAGCTTATCAATGGCGTTTGCAAAATAAGAGAGATGTTTGTAATTCATTCCCTTATATTATTCCTTATTTATGTAATAAGAGAAGACAAGCAGAAATAGTTCTAAAATTTGCCCAATTTAGAAATTGTCGCGGAGGTGCTTATACTAAAAAAGAGATAGAAGAAAGAGAAATAGTTATTGAAGAATTTCATTCTGTTAGGAATGAGGTGATGTAGTTGGCCGACAGTGACTACATAATTGAGATACTTCTTCGCGCAAAAGATCAAGCAAGTGCTAAAGTAGCTGCGCTTAAAGCTGAGTTAGATAGATTAACTGGAACTTCTAGTGCTGAGGGTGTTGCCAAAGATATTGAAAAGCTTGGTGATAAATCTGAGGATGCTGAGGAAAAGGCTAGAAGATTACGAGAAGAGCAAGTTAGAGGATCCCAATCCGCTCGTAATCTTGGTAGAGATATAGATGATGCTACTGGTAGTTTAGATCGTCATAAGAAGTCGGTAGATGATACGGCATCTTCTCATGAGAATCTTGGAAGAAAAACTACTGATGTTCAAGACGCAATGGCTGAAACTGCTGCTGAGTTTGAGAAAACAGGCGGAGCCTCAGATGATTTAAATAAAAAAGTTGATGAAATTGTTGATAGATTTGATAATCTTGGGCAAGAGATAAAAAGTGGTAATAAGGATTTAGGAGATGCACGTAGAGAATATACTGCATTAGGGGGATCACTTGATTCTCTTTCTAAAAGATTTGATATAGCCAGTCAAGAAGCTACTAAGTTAAGAGATTTAGCCGAGCAGGCGCGCGCTTCTGCAAAAGCATTACAAACTTTAGAGCCATCTTCTCGTCAACCAATTTCTTTATCTACTGATGCGCAAAAACAAATTAATTCAATTAAGGATTTAGATCAGGCTCTTCAAAATTATAGATCTACCCTAGATCAAACAGGAAAATCTCAGCAAGAGCAAAAAAATTATATAGATGCTTTTAGTAGAGAATATAAAAGTTTGGCTAATTCTCTTGGACCAGTTCATGAGGAATATGGTAGATTAATTGCTGATTCGGAGAGATTAAGAAGCGAGTCATTTAATATTGGTAAGAGTTTTGATGATGCAGAATTAAAGCAAAAGATCAATGATATTACCAGTGCGTACGATAGATGGCTTTCTAAATTAAAATCTGGCCAATTAACTGAGAATGAGGCTAAACGGGGAGCACAAGATTTTGCTAGAGCTTTTAGCTCATTAAGCAGGCAATTTGAGCTTGGTGGAGAAGATGCACTGAAATGGGGATCCAAAGCGGAGGAAGCTTCTAAGATTGCCCGCAAAGCTCTTCTTGAATCTACTGGTGGAATAGTAGCGTCTTTCAAAAGAGGAGATTTTGGAGAAACATTTGAAGCGATTGGTGCTCATTTAGACTTTCTAAAATTTAGACTTACTGGCGTAGCTTCAGCAGTACAAGGGGTAAAAGAGGTTTTTATTGCCGCAGTCCCTCAGCAATTAGTTACTGGAGTAGATAGCTTAGTTGGAAGTTTAATATCTGTTGCTTCTGCTGCAAGTGAGGCAGGTGCAGCTCTTGGAGGAGCGTTTATTTCAGGAGTTGGTCAGCTTATTCCGATGATATCGATTGCTGGTGCGGCTTTACTTAGATTCAAATCAATTTTCCAAGCAGTATCAGTTAAAAGCGAAGCAGAAAAAACTGCCTACTTTGAACCTAATGCTGGGAAAATTAAAGAATTACAAAATCAATCTACACTTATTTCTGCTAATCAACAGCTAGTAAATTCTAATATACAATTAAATGATGCGCAATTACAAGTAAGAGATTCACAGATTGCTCTTACTGAAGCGCGTGAACAAGCTCTTAAAAATATTACCGATCTTGTTTTTGCTGAAAAGAGTGCAAGACTAGCTGCTGAAGGTGCATCTGTTTCTCTTGCTGAAGCTAGAAGACAAGAGCAGATTTCTATTGAAAAAGGTGAAACAACAGGAATTATAACTGCCGAAGAGCAAGTAAAAGCTGCTGAATTAGCTAAAAAGAAGGCAGATTGGGAAGTACCTTGGGCAGAAAGAGAAGCGAATATTGCTCGGCGTAGAGGAGTTGAAGGGGCTCGAAGTGTTGTAAGCGCTCGTCAATCTCTTGTTTCATCTCATCAAGCAGTAACTCAAGCAGAACAAGCTCACTCGGCGGCGGCCCGCGAGAGACAAATAACTTTACTTCAAGCTGCTCAGCCTTCTTCTTCCGAGACAAGTCAAGAAGCTCAGTATCAACAATTGCTTAGCCAGATGTCTGGCCCTGAAAAAGCCTTAGTCAAAGTCCTAAGCAACCTGGAGAAACAGCTCAAGTCGCCAGATAGCCCCCTTAAGAAAATAACTGATTACTTCATTGAACCATTTGAAGAAGCTGCTTTAAAACTTGAAAGTCTTTTAGGATCAGGCTCTTTCTTAGAACCGATTGACAATCTTGCTCAGGCTATGGGATCTAGCCTGAAAAAATATAAGAATGAGATCTTTGGTGAAAAAGGCACTTCATTCTTTGAGGAAATGTCTAAAGATGCTACAGATAATCTTCCTATAGTTACTTCAGCTATTTTACATTTGATGAATTTATTTCAAGATATAGCAAAAGCTGCTGATCCGGCTTTCAAAAAAATGTCAGAAGATTGGGATAATTTTTGGGCTAAACTTGATACAAAATATTCTACTCCAGAAGGAGTGAATGATCTTAAAGAATTCTTTACTGGTGCCGTAAAATATGCTGAAGGGTTTGCTCACTTAGGATCATCAATCGGATCTCTTTTCTTGGCAATTGGCCATGATGCTGCTCCACAGGGATTAAAGACTGTAACTACTTTTTCTGAATCAGTCGAAAGGGCGACTAAATGGGTTGAATCTAATGGGCCAAAGGTCACTAAGTTCTTTAGAGAAGCAAGAGAAGGTCTGTCATTAATTGGTGGAGTTCTACTTACTCTAGGTAAGGAGTTTATTGAGGTATTTAATCTTAGCAATTTAGGAGCATTTTCTACCTTCTTAAAAGTAGTTTTGATACCTGGATTAGGTAATGTAGTTAAAATAGTTGGCACACTTACAAACATTTTATTGAAATTTTTCAATCTTTTTGGAGCACCGGGAAGGATTTTATTAGAGGGATTTGGAACCATTTTGGCTGGCATATTTGTTATTACTAAAGTAATGAAATATAAATCAGCCGTGATGGGCACTATTGGCGTAGTTAAAGGTCTATATAGCGCATTGAAAATTATGTTTGAGGGTGGCACGGGAAGAGAGGCATGGGAAGCTCTCACCAGTGCAGTAACCAAAAACAAACAAGCTATTGAAGAGACAAAAGTTGCTCAAGAAGCGCTTAATGATGAGAGAGTAGTTGGCGGCGCAGAGAGCGCAGGAGGAGCAGGAGCAGTTTCCACAGCAGAGCATGATGCAGGTTCTTCTACTGAGTCTGATCTTATTGCTGGCGGCGAGGGAGCAGTAGGAGCCATTGGAATAAGCGCAGCAGATTTAGTTGGGGCGGTTCTAGTTCCTGTCGTGGTAGCAGGAGGAGTTGCATACATATTAGACAAATCTACGGCTAATTTAGGTCAAACTTATAGTTCCCAGGGAATTCCTACAACAGGTAATTTTGGCGATGAATTAGGAAGAGATATTCATCATGCTTTTTCTCTTAGTTCTTTGGGAGATGCGGTAACGGGTAATTATGCGGGATTCGCCCAAAATGTTTTTGGTGAAGAAAATAGTTCGGAATCTAGTCTAAGAAAGTTTGGAAATTTACTTCAAGAAAATAAAGGTAAAATACAAAATCTTTCCAACGGTGCTTTAGAAGAAATATCTTTAGAAGCAACCAAATTAGCTCATAATCCAGCTCTTCATCAATGGAAGAAAAAATTAGAAGAACTTGCTAAAGCTTATAGTCCTGCTACGCGCGCAGCTCAATTATTTTCAGAAAATACAAAAAAATATTTTGAAAGTTTAGGACCTGTTACTGCTAAAGTATCAAAGAGTTTTGAATCAATTAAAGAATCAACAGAATTTATTTTTAAGCAAGTAAAAGAAAGGGTTAAAACTAATATAGAAAGTATTGCAGAAGATTTAGGACTTCACTCTAAGCAAGGTAAGGAAGCATTAATAAGTAATTTTGGAAGTGCGGAGACAGCTATTGATGAAGCTATGCGCAAGGGGACCGTTAGTACTGCTAAGGGCATGAAAGAAATAAAGGAATTGGTTTCTGAGGCATTGAGTAAGTATGGAATTTCTAATACTGAGATTCAAGGATCAAGAAATCAGCAATATAGACATGAAAATTTTTCTGAACCGAATAATGCATCTGGTGGAGGAGTTCCAGAATATATGCGTGCATCTGGTGGTTGGATGAATGCTTCTCCTGGTGGACATTCATATCGAGTAGGTGAGGCTGGTCACGATGAGATAGCTCTTACAACCGATCCTCGTCATGCTTCTCGTCAAGCTTCTCTTCTTGACGAGTATCTGAGTAGGGCACCGGCTGTTAGGAGTATGGCCGAGGGTGGAACTGTAAGTGCATTAAGGGCATTTCATGCAAGTTTCGGTGGCACGCATATGGCCAGAGTTCTTGCTGCTGCTGACTTAGTTTCCAATATGAATCTCCCATATGTATATGGGGGTGGTCATACAGAACCCGCTCGCTTGGGAGATGGTGTCGATTGCTCAGGCGGTGTTTCTTTTGTCACACAACAAGGTGGATACAAAGTTCCAACTACAGTTTCGGGTGATATAGGCTCATGGGGATTTCCTTCAGGAGAGGGTTTGGTAACTATTTTCTTCAATGGAGATCATACATTTATGAGGATTGGAGATAGATATTGGGGAACTTCAGGGTTTGCAAGACAAAAGGACAATGGAGGAGCTGGCTGGTTTGAATCTTCACCAAGCGCTTCATATCTAGCAGGATTCAATGCAGTTCACTTGCCTGATGTAGAAGGAACTAAGGCTTGGATATCAGCAGCAAAAACCTTAGAGAATCATGGACAGCAACTTACTGATATTGGTAAGGGTAAGGGAGCAGCCTCATTTATAAGTGCAGTACAAGCTTCTGCCGGAAAAGGTGGGGGAGCATTAGGATTGCTTCAGCAAATTGTTGCTCCTAAAGTCAAAGGTGGAGCATTAATTGGGAAAGTTGTTCAAGGTGCCTTGAATACGGCAACTGGTGCGGCTAATCAATTCTTAGAAAAATTAGGTGAATCTTCTGGTGCCGGAATAGAAACATCTAGTTCTGCTGGTGGAAGTTATAATAGAAGTAGATTAGAAAATCTCTGGGATAAAGAGGGTGGTCCTAGAGGAATGGCAAGAATTATGGCTGCTATTTCATTGGCTGAGTCTGCTGGCAATCCATTAGCTGAAAGCCCTGTTTCAGATGAAGGTTCACACGCAGAGGGTTTGTATCAAATTGAGATGCCAATGAATGCTGCTGATGTTCCTGGAGGGAATGCAAAGAATCCTATTGCTAATACAATTGGAGCTATAAAGATTCTTGCTTCCCAAGGACTAGGAGCATGGGAAACTTTTGTAAGTGGAGATTATCTAAAATTTATGGCTTCTGGAGGAGCGGTAAAAAGATTGAAAGAATTTGCTTCTGGCGGACGCGCGCCGTGGGGTGGTTCTCCAGTTCCAATCATTGCTCATGAGGGTGAGAGAATTATGAATCCTTCCCAATATAGTGAGGCAGCTCGTTTGGCTGGAACATCGCCAAGTGGTTTAGATAGTCACATGGGATTCAACTCTTCTTCCCCGAGACAACATTTTGCTGATGGTGGCATACCGCGAGTTATTGGGTCTTCTGCTCAAGCATCCAGCAGCAGCAACGCAATAAGTAGTAGCATAGCCAGATTCATGCCTACGCTTCTTGAAATGAATCCTAATGAACAAGCTGAATTTTCTAATATTCAAAAGTTCTTTAAATCATTAAGTAAAGCATTTAAAGGAATAAAAAAATTCAGCTCAGAAAGTGGAAAATATGATAAATATATTGAAGAATTTTCTAATGAAATAGGGGCTGCCAATGGGCTCCTAGAAAAGATGAAAACTGGTAGAGAAAAGAGAACCGAATTATCGACTTCTTCTAATATACAAAAGGTGTTTTCTTCTAAAGGGAAAATTGTTAAAAGAGTAATTGGCGAACCTGGAACTGAGGGATTAGATATTAGAACCATGGAGAAAGAATCTCAGGATATGAAAAAAGAATTGGGCAAGATAAATCAGCTCAAAAATGAGACTATGAGTCAAGTTAGTCATGTAGAAACTGAGAAGAGCAGTCCTAAGCGTACAGCGGCTTTGAATAATTTAAGGGCTCGTTATAATAAATTAATAGAAGAACAAGACAATCTATCTAAGGCTATGTCAGAAAATATAGAAAATAGATATAGCGATCAAACGCAGCAAATACAAGATCAAGTATCTAAATTAGAATCATCATATAACGTAATATCTCAAGAACAAACTTCTCAAGAGAGTACGGCTCAATCTAAGGGCCAGTATGGTCAAGTTCAAGTTTTGAATAAGCAAATAGCTGCTTCTGCTAATAAGCAAATACAAAATCTTCAAAAGCCTCTTAAGGAAGCAGAAAAAATTGGCAATACGGAAGAGGTTAATACTATTAAACAGAGTATCGCTAGTTTGAATCAAACAATAGCAACTGCTGCTATGGAAAGAATAAATGCACTACAATCTGAAGTTAATCAAGCTTATCAAGAAACTGAGAGTGGTATTACTTCTGAACAGGGAATTGCTCAAGCTTTAGGGAATTTTGTCAAGGTCAAGGAAATGGATCAGCAGATAATTTCTACGACGACTGGATATATTGTACAATTAGAAAATGTCCTACATGAAGCTGAAAGAGAAGGAGAATCTTCTAGAGTTGCTTCGATTAAGGAGGAAATATCTGGCTTGAAACAAATTGTTACAAATGCTGTAGTCGAACAAATTACTTCTGCTAAGTCGCAAATGGAACAAGAATCATCTTCTAAACAATCTGAAGTTTCTTTACTACAATCTAAGTCAAAGATAGCCGCTGAAAGAGGAAATAACAAGGAAGCTGGAGAATATGAACAAAGTGCTTTGATAATGAAACAAGGTGATTTGGAATCTGAACGTATTAAGCTATTGGAACTTAAGCAGCAAGCTCATTCCTCTGGCGCTATATCGGAAGAAGCTCACTTTATTGAAGAGATAAATAAAAATACTGAACAACTTGAAGAAAATAGATTAGCCTTACAAAATAATACTGCTGCAACAGTAGAACTTTTGGTAAAGGGAATAGAGGCTTCTGGATCATTCAATAAAAGTATCTACTCAAATCTCGCGCAGGGGATTGAAACTGTAGGGAAAATTACAGGGGTTACGAATGTCAAAGCCTTGAAGTCTGCTACCGAAGGCGAAGCAGGAGCTTTAGGAACAGAAAGAAGCCAATTAGAGGCTACTGCTAGCGGAGTCGGCCTAGGGAAAGTGGCCGGAATGAGTTCTCAAGAAATTCTTACTTGGTTTGCTTCTTCAGAAGGACAGCAAACTATAAAGGGACTCGAATCTTCTGCTCATACAGAAAAAGAAAAAGAAACTATGCGTTCTCTTGTCAGTCAACTTGAGACAAATTCTTTAGCCACTGAACAGAATACTGAGAAAATGGCCGAATTAAATGGTCATTTAAATCAGCCACAATCTTTTTCTACTACTGCATGGGAACAATATAGAGGAGCATTCTTCAATGGAATGGGCGGTATGTTACCTGCTTATGCAGCTTCTCTCCCGGCCAGCATGCGACCAGAAAATATGCCAGTATATGGTTCAGCCGCTCCAGGTGCTTCGTCCTCGACTATGATAGAAAACTTGAATCTTACTCATCCTGTCGAGGTAGCAGATCCACAATTGTTTAGTGAGGAACTTTCTCATCAAATCGGTCAGAGTCCTACAGCGCCATGACAGTAGCCAATCTTAGATATGGGCATTTAGAACAGCCTTGGAATTCTCCATTATCCTTTGGAGTTCAAGCATTTATAGAATATAATGGGTATATAATCAACGATCGTTATCAATCAGATTTAATAAGAGTTACAGGTATTACTGGATTGGATAGCTCTGAAGTAAGAGAAGGACGCGAGCCCCGACCAGCCCAACATAATGAATTTGTTTATGATGCTTTTTATAATGGAAGAGTAATTACCCTTACTGGTAACATAGAAACAGGGAGTTTGCAAGTATATAATCAGCTGAAAGGTGATTTTCTTGCTGCTTATGCACCATTGGTAGAATCTTCTCTAAAGTTTAAATGGTTCGATATATATGATAATTTTGATGAAGCACAAACTATTTTACCATATAGCCCTATTGCTTCTTTGGGATCTGGAAATTATGAAGCATTAATTGGTTCTAATTCTAATCTAGAAGTTAATAATGGATTTTTATCGTGGAGCAAAGCTGGTGAAAATTATCTTATTAGAGCTTCTGAGAAACGTGTATTTGGTAATGTTCAGTCAACGATAAAAATTATCAGAGGGTCTAAATCAGAATCCACATTCGGGTATGTGTTTTCAGTTAAGGATGATGAAAATTTTGCAAAAGTTTTATATAATGACAATGAAGGGGAGCCGTTTTTATCAATATTGATTATAATAGAAAATGAAGTAAAAGAATTAGAAAAAATTGCACTTCCAGAAAATTTGCGCCCTGAAATAGGTGAATTATTTTATTTGAGAGGTAAAAAAATAGATAACAGATTGTCTATTGAGTTTTGGAAAGAAAAGCCATCTGATAACAATGTTCCTTCTATTATGGCATTTTATGATTTAGGAGGATCGTATGCAGATTTATTTGGAGAAGAAATAGTATCCCAAGTTGGATTTGGAGGGGACCAAAAAGATGTTTTATGGAATTTTGATGAATATAGAATTGAATCTATTTATCCTGGCGATGTAGAGTTTAATTGTAGATGTATTACTCCTCCTCAAATTAAAGAGGAACAAACAACTATTAATAAGATAAAAAGGCCATTTCAAGTGGTTCTTAAATCTTCTGATTTTCGCGCATTTTCTACAGCTCAATTAAGTAATTTTCTAATTCCAAATAATTCAGAATCGCCTTTGCTTGGTAGATCGTATCCGCGTAGTTATCCAAGAGGATATAGAAAATTTATTGGATCTACTGTTATTCAAGATAACAATATTCTTAGTATATGCAATAGAGGAAAGACTTTCGTAGAGCCTGTATTTGTTATATATGGACCATTTGAAAGTATTCTAATATCCAATTTAACTAATAATTTAGAAGTTTACTACAATGCTCCTGTTGCTGAAAATGATTATTTAATCTTTGAATGTGGAAAAAGAAAGACATTAGTAAATTCAAATGGAAGTAATAAGCTGGAAAATTTCTCATCCTCTAGCTCTGCTTGGATAGTTTTGGAGCCAATGTGGAATGACATTTACATAACTGGAAAAGGATTTGGAGAAAAATCTTTGCTAGCCGTTTATTATGAATATGGATTTTTAGGATGACAATTCCTACATCGTATTTTGCTACCATACGCCGCAATCCCTTTATAGTTGGATATTGGAGATTGAATGAGAAAAATGGAACACGTGCATATGATCGTGCTTCTAAATATGGACTTAATGGTATTTATGATGGCACTCCTCTCCCACTGGGATATCAAGCACTTATTTATGATACTACGGCTGGATCGGCGTGTTTCGGAATTAAGGGGACTGATCAAAATGTGGAAATATCTGATGCTGCTCCGTTACGTATCATTTCCAATATAACAATAGAGGCATTTATTGTATCTGGCAATGCTAATCATTCTTCTATAATTGTAGGTAAGACCAATAATAAATTCGCTAATCCATATATATTGGGATTATCTTCTGGTCATATATATTTTGGTGTAGGAAATGGAACTGAAGAAATTACTTTAGTTAGTAGAAAATTATTAGAAGGAATTCCTTATCATGTAGTAGGTAGACTATTTGAAGGGAAAATGTCTATATTCATAGATGGAAAAGAAATAGTATCAATTAATGTTGGTAGCCATACAATTTCTGATGGAGGGGAACCTGTATATATAGGAACCTCAAGCTTGGAATCTTTATCACTTAAAGAATTCATAGGATATATATCTGAGGTAGCCATATATGCGGGAGCCCTTTCATCAAAAGAGATAGAAAATCATTTTAATATAGCTAGACAAATTGTTCCAAATACTTCGCATATAGTAACATTTGATTCACCAAGTTATTCATAAAAACAAAAATAATATAGGAGAAAAATGAATGTCATCACTTAGCAAAGCATGGGAGACTAAAGGCCTTAAATGGATTTCAGGTAAGGAACAACCAGTTCTGCCTACTACTTGGATTGCTCTATATACAACAGAACCAACCAGAATTGCTACTGGAACCGAGGCTGCATATACGGGATATAAACGAGTTAAAGTTGAAGCATCCAAATGGAAAATAGTTGAAGGTACTGAAACTGAAGCCGGATATATGGTTAATGAAGCAAAAATAGAATTTCCTGAATGTACTGCTGGAGAATCTAAAATAAAAGGATCTGGTTTAGCAACGGCAGAAACCTCTGGTGAACAAATAGCTTGGACTGTTTTAAGTGAATTTATAATTAATACTACGTATAATTTGCCATATATTCCTGTTGAAGGCGCGAAATTCATATTTTCATAGGTAAAAGAAAGGTAACATAATGGCTAATCAAACTTGGGAGATTTTAGCTAACGCTCCTTCATATAGTTCGGAAAATACTGGAACCGTCTATAAAGAATCTACCACTTTAACCGATGTATCTCCTGGAGGAAATACTTTAGGACAAGCTTTTACTATAGGCAGGGATTGTCCTCCTCTTGAAGCTGGAACTATTTTAAGATACACGGCTAGAGGAACTTATTCTAATACTGGTACTCCAACTATCATTTTAGGGCTGTACTATGGTGGAGTAGCTGGTGTGGCGCTGGCAGAAACGATAGCTATTAAAACTTCATCTGGAGTTAGCAATCAATCTTGGGCTTTAGAAGCTACTTCTCGTGTGATATCAGTAGGCCCAACTGGAAAGATCATCACTCAGGGAGTTGTTGATGGATTTGAGGCTGTTTCGGCTGAAACTACTTCAGTTGGATCGACAATGATGCCAGAGACAACTTCAACCGGTGGAGAAGCGACCATAAATACTGATGAATCAAAAATTTTGACTATAGGGGCTAAATGGGGAGCTTCATCTGCTTCTAACTTATTGACGGTTTATCAATGGTATGTAGAGATTTTGAATTAAAATGGTATGAGCTTTCCTGTTTCAACAGTTCTTGATGAATTTAATCGCGCTAATGGCGGTTTAGGTACTAATTGGGAAGCCGCTAGTAACCTAAAAGCTCTCAGAATAATCAATGAAGAATGTGCTTCTATTGAATCTGGTGAAGAATCTGGCGCTCTATGGAAAGAAACATTTTCAGAAAAACAAGCCTCATTTGTAACAACAAAAATTATTAGTACAAAAACATATTATGAATTATATCTAAGATATACGGCGGCGACTGAATCGTTATATTTATTTGAAATTGAAGGATCTTCTACTCTTAGACTGGCGAAAGTAATTAAAGGTGTTTATTCTGTTATAGCCTCTACTACCGCTACATCGTTTAGTAGTGGTGATGTATTTGGTTTTACTATAGAAGGAACTAATTTAAAAGCATGGCATGGAAAAACATTTTCTGAACTATCTCTAGTAGGTGAAGAGACTGATATATCAGTAATAGGATCAGGCAAAATTGGGTTAGGAATGACGGGCACAACTTCTCGTGCTGATAACTTTGGTGGAGGAGCTATTGGTCCTATAGAAATTAAGCCTACTTTTTCTTCTTCAGTTACTGTATCTGAGTCATTTAAGTCTCAAATAAAATTTCCATCTATTTATGAAGAGAAATCATCTCTCATAATAAATACTCAATCCCTTTCCAAATTACAGCCTAGATATGTATTTAATCGGCCACCTACTTACAGATCTCCACGAAGATTATTTAAACCGTATTATGGAATCTATGAAAAAGTAAAAAATTTATTTCCATTTATATCTACTTTCAATAGCAAGGGAGAATTATCTACAAGTATAAAATCTCATGGGAATATTAAACCTACTTTCGAAAGTAAAGTACAATTTTCTAATTCTATAAAAGTTTCTGGAAAAATAAATCCTATATTTGAATCTAAATCAGCCCTAAGTGATTTAATAAAATCATTTGTAAAAGCAAAAATTAATATTGAAGAGTCGGCTAATTTAATTATAAATCTTGTAGATAGGGTTGTCAATATACTTTCTAAATTTGAGGTTAAAACATCTTTTATTTCTAATATTAAGAATAATGTCCAAGTACATCCTACTTTTGAAACCAAAATAGAAAACAATTATAGATTACGCTCACATATTAACATACCAACTAATTTTACTGTAGAAGGTAGACTTCAAATAGATTTAAAGGATAATAAATTATCTATAAGACCAGATTTTCTTGTTACAACAGAATTTATATTATCATTAACTAGCAGTAAATTATTTCCTGAAACAAATAAAATATTAAGGACCGGTCCCTTAGTAATTGTTGTACCTACCTTATCTAATACACATACTGCAACTGTTGATTGGCGTTGGTGGCTTGTAAATACATCTGATATGAGTCAAATTACTGAATTAAATAGCGCGCATGATAGAAAATTACAATTAATGCTAAATCAGCCAGGAACAGCAAATTTTTGGCTCCATCTGCTAGATCCTGTCGCATCACTAATAGAAGAACATTCTACCTCAATTGTATGTTACAGGAATAGTAAAGCGATTTGGTCAGGACCAATTTATACTGCAAAAGAGATATCTAATTCTAATACTGATCAACTAGAAGTAACAGCGATGGGATGGTATCAAAACTTTAATTCCAGAATGTTGCATACTGGATCAGAGTGGACAGAAATGGTGGTAAAAGCAGTCGCTGAAGGTAGAATTGGCGGATATACTCCTCTTAGTCAGGAACAGGCGATAGAAATATCTTATGGAGAATATCCTATTGGATCAGGAAGCTATCCTGGTGTACCTCTTGGATTGATTGGCGCTGATTTAATCGAAAGAGCCAATATTGATGTTCCTACGCATGTCACTATGGGAGAAATTCCTGAAACTACTAATTCAATTATTCTTACCTTAAATCAATTTCAAAATATTGGCGAACAGTTTACTAAGTTAAGTAATATTGAATCAGGATTTGATTTCTATATAGATCCTCTTACTAGAAAATTGCATATAGTAAGAAATACAATAAGAGAAAATATCGCTGGCCTTGGAGTAGATAGGGGGCCGGGAATTAGATTTACATATCCAGGTAATTGTATTGGCGCGGAAAGAACCGGTGAAGGTCTTAAAACTAGGAACAGATTTGAGGTCATCGGCCAATATGATGTAGAAAAAGCTGAATCACTCGATAGTATTCAGAAAAATGGCCTATTTGAGGAAGAGGCTTCTATTGTTGATGGACTTGGAGAAGAAGAACCCAAGATCCTGAGAGCCTATGCGGCGATCCAGGTACTCACACTGGAAAAACCCTTTACTATCGTTACGTTTGAACCGAAGGGCATCGAGTATACGGACGTGCTAATTCCCTCGGTGCCGCGCCCATTTGAAGATTATGAATTAGGAGATTTTGTTTACACCACGATAGAAAGAGGTCCTAGATTTAAAGTAGGTACTTGGTCTAATCCAAAACCAGTAAGGGTATATGGAATGAGTATTAATATTGAAGATAATGGAACTGAGAAGATTAATTCAATTCAAACAACTTATTCTAACTGATGTCTGAACCGGAACATAAAATACCCGTAGTAAAACCTAATTTTCCATCTGAATACAAAAAACTAACTAATCTAGTTAGCTCTTTAATTAGAACACAAAGAGTTCAGAATGAAGAAATTAAAAAATTAAAAGAAAAAGTAGAAGAACTATAGGGAGGAAATAAATGTCTATTTTATTGCCTGCTGATTGTGAAGACCTTCTCTATCCTTCCTATCAGGATAGATTAATAGCAAAGACTTTAGTTAATGCAGGAGTAGTCGAAGAAAATGATTATAAAGTAACTGCCGGAACCGGTCTTCAAGTTAACGTAAATGAGGGGAATGCCTATGTAGCTCAAACTAATGCTATTCAAGAATCATCTAATTCATTTTATAATGGACTATATGAGATTCCAAATTCTACATCAGCTACACCATCTAACAATGTAGAAGTAAGTTCTGTCAATCCACAAATAGCCCAAATTATTCTTAGAGTTTATGATGTAAATGAATTGAAAATTGGAGGTTCTAGCTATGCCAAATTGGAATGGCTGAATGGTACTCCTACTGCGGAAGCAACTAAGACAAAAATGGAAAATGGAGAATATAAAGGGGCTGCGGCATTGCCTCAAAGTTCTTTCAGATGCGCTCGCGTGTTGGTTCCTAAAAATGCATCTTCTTCGTCCTCATATTATATAGAAGATGCAAGAACTTTTGCTAATAGCAAATATGCAAGAGAATCAATACACGGTGAAGCTATCTTGGATGGAGCTGTTACAGGTGAAAAGCTAGGTGAAGGAACAGTACGTAGAAAATTTGGTGCTAGAAGCATATATTCATATTTTGGCGTGATTGGAGAAAATGGCGAAATTTTAAGCGAACAAGAAAATGAATTCACCTCAGAAAAAACTTCAACTGGAATTTATAAAATTACTTGGCATACTGCAAAAAGTACAGAATTTTATTCAGCCGTTGCCACGCCAAGAGCGGCAGGTGTTGATTATCATGCCGTTACATTTACTGAAAAAGGTTTGTTTGTTGTTTATATTTATAAGGAAATAGGCGTATTGAAAAATTGCTCATTCTCTTTTAATGTTATTTCTCCCACATGAATTTATCTAAATAGTTGTTATCTTACAAATTCTCCAGAACGGGCCGAAATGAGGTAGACTCCTCAGTAGTACAGAGATCTAAACGAACGACTCGGAGACAAGATGGCATCACAGGCCCTTAGAGCACCATTCTATCCGGCGATCTCCGCCTCAGCGGTGCTGGTCAAAGCTGGTGAAACTCCACTTCCTAATCATGAGAAAGTTGGCGAAGAAGAAGCAAAAGTTCAATCAGTATCTACTATTTATGGATGGACAATAACAGAGTCTACAGGAGATGCAAAGGCAAAGGTGCGCCTGTGGGATGGAACTTCTAATGCGGGATATTACATAACTACTATTACACTAGAAAGTAATGAATCTACTAGAGACTTTTTCCCCGTAGAGACACCGACTATTTATAATGATGCAATATATTTGGAAATAGTCAGCGGCGAAGTCGAAGGATGTGTATTTTATGGCTAGCTCTGGTGGGTCTAGAGTAGGAAGCTCTTCTTTAGGAGAATGGAAAGCTATTACATTAGAAACTGGAATTTCTAATAAAGGAACACCATATTCAAATGCAGAATGTTCATTGGGATCGAATGGAATAGTCTATTTAAGAGGCGTAATTAAATCATCTGGTGCTGTATCTAAAGAAGCTGCAATTGCCAAATTACCTTCAGGATATCATCCAACAAAGCAACAATTAATTGATGCAAATATAGGTGGAGTAATAGGAGATTTTATAATAAATACGGAAGGAAAAATAGAGATTAGCTTAGCTGTTACTTTAGAAACAGTATTTAGTTTTGACAATAAGTTATTTCCATTAGTATAAAAATAGAGCACGGCATAGGCGGCTCAAAGAGAAAGGGGAAAATTATGTCGTGCTTTTTTTGTTGGAGTTATAATGAATGATAAAATTATTGGGATATTTAAAAACGGCGGTAAATACCGTAGTAAGATTGGCTTCCATAGGGATAGGTCTATATATAGAGTATCGGGAGATATTTCAGGTAACGGACGCTCAGTGGATAATTGTCCTCCTGGGGCTGTGGTTCATTTCAGTACCTCCAGCGCTTTGGTTGGATTCTTTCCGGCGAATAATGAAAGCTACGGAGAGTTTGGAGCATTTAGCTCCTACCCCATCAGATCACGAACTAACAGAAAACAAAACAAAAAGCGTCCAATAAAACGTGGACAGTTTTGGTCTGATTTCAAAATAACCTTATTAGTAACTGGCTTTTTTCTGACTCTTCTTTGTATAGGTGAAATTGTTAGGGTGATCTGATGTACAGTATTATGAGAGCTAGAGCAAACTTTTTGAAAAGGTTTTGTAAAGAGAATCCAATTTCAATAGCGGTTTTAATTTGCATGATAGTAATTGCTTTTCTTGTAGTAGCTTTAATACACGAGAATGATAGAATTACCAACTATCTTTTAAAAGCTAGGCCAGCTTCTCAAGAAAGAAGTTTTATTCAATGCGAAGAAACTCAGAAAATAAAGAGTATTTTGAGAGATATAGATGAAACTGGATATGAACAAGATATAATACTTTTGAAAAAACATGAGCTTCTTGCTAGCCCAGAAGAGATCAGAGTTGGTAAAAAATTATATAAATTTGAGTTAAAAAAATTAGCTCCTACTAATTGTGAAAAAATTGCTCATATTGGACCTAATCCTGAAGGCTTGCATTAAAAATAATGACGTGTTACAATGTCTAGATGGAGAAGATTGAGGCGACGATTGATTCTAAGATTCATTTGGATCGCAAGCAGCTTAGCTCAAATATATTAGAGAAAATCCTTAGTCATCTCACTATTGTAAATCCGGCTAAGAAATTAGCGCTAAGAGAGCATCTTTGGGAAGCAGAGAATCTTCCTGATTATATATTTCTTTGGGAATATAACAATAATGATGAACTAATTCTTCCGCGAGGATTCGTTTTTGCATTTGAAAAGATATTAAAAGATAATGATATAGAGATTGATTGGGATTATTCTGGATTAATACATCGGGAAAACTATAGGTCTAACCATTTAGAAATTGGCTTGAGATCATATCAAAAAACTGCTAAAGAAAAACTTATTCATTATGCTAATGGAGTTTATCGTGCGCCTACTGGAAGCGGCAAGACGAGAACTATGCTTTCAATCATTCGAGATTGTCAGCAGAAGACAATTGTTTTTGTAGAAAAGAAGGATTTAGTTTCTCAATGGGTGATTGCAGCCAATGAAATAGGTATTAAGGCAGTTAGTGTAATTGGTGATGGATATTGGAATGACGAATTTCAACTTGTTATTGCTCTTCGTCAATCTGTCTGGAATCATGTTGATGAATTAGATGATGATTGGTATAAACGATTTGGAATGGTTGTGTATGATGAGGCTCACCATGCAGGTGCCGATTCCTCTTTTGATCTAATTCAGCGTTTTCCTGCTTATTATCGTTTTGGCTGTTCGGCCACTCCTGACAGCGATCCCGCGCGTTGGGATTTAGTAAAAGCAGTAATTGGTCCAATCATTGCAGATACCTCTCTCTCCGATGCCAAGGAGGCCCTTGTGATCCCATCGATCAAGGTAGTGGATACTAAATTTGATTTTGATTATCATCCTACTAAAAAGGTATTCGGAAGAATAGTCAGAAACAACTATAATTCAATGATGAAATATTTAGAAAAAGATGTAGATAGAAATGAATTAATTGTGAATTATGCTCTATCTGAGGCGATAGAAAATAAGAATCATTGTATTATATTATCTAAAAGAAAGAATCATTTGGATGAAATGATAAATATGATTCCTGAAGAGGTAGTAGGTCATTTTTTATTACATATTCTTACTGGAGATAATTCAGATAGGACTCAAGAAATAAAAGATTCAATAGAAAATGGATATCAAGGATCAATTCTTTTCTCGACTCTTATTGAGGAGGGAACAGATATTCCTTGTTTGAATAGATTGTTTCTAACTTATCCGGGAAGAAAAGTTAGAGGATTCGAGCAAGCTATTGGGAGAATTATGAGAACTTCTCCAAAAAAGAAGGATGCAATAGTATATGATTTCAGAGATGTAGATACGTCATTGCTAAGAGGACAATTTAGAGAGCGTATGCATAAAATATATAATGCGAAAGGATATAATGTTGAGTTTCTTAACAGGTAATGCAGAAGAAATTGCTAAAAAACTTGGTAATGATTGGAAGCATGAAAATAGGCCGACTGGTCCTGGAGTGACAATGAATACTTTCTATAAAGGAAGTCATTCAAAGTACTGTGAGTTAGATGCTTTTGATAATGGTTGGATATGCGAGGATGATTATTGTACTGTTATAGATATGAAATCAAAAAATAATTATAGAAAAGAAATTAATAAACTTAATTTAACGGCAGCCGAAGGTGGAGTAATAAAAGAATTTAATAAAGTTAGAATATTTAAGTGGGAGTATACTGTTCGTAGATTATCAATAAAGAGAACATTTATAAATGGAAGATCAATGAAGTATAGTGGAGTATCCGATGTAGATCAGATTTGTCATCAGGGAACCACTTGGTTCAAATGGACGGCAAAGAAAAATGCCGAAAGAGATATACAGCTCAATAGAAGTAAGATATATGAGTAGCAGCGGCGAGAGTCGAACTCGCAAGGCCGTGAAGCCGCCTCGGCTTAAACGAGGTCCCTTTACCAGTTTGGGCACGCTGCCATGATTCAAATACTACATAAAAAGAGGGGAAGGCCCGTATGGATTTGACCTTCCCCTCTGAACTACTTATTAGGCCGCTGCTGGCAGACCTTCGCCGGTAATGTAACCGGACTCCTTATCCCCACCAAGAACGCCATCCTTCGCGAAGTTGCTCAGCCTGCGAGCAATGGAGCGCGAATCGACGCCGAGATGAGAAGCAATATCGCTAGCCTTTACTGCGCCGTCCTTTGAAAGCTTATCAACGGCTTCAACTAGGACTGCATCGGGGGTTGCAGGAGCCGTAGTTCCTGTCGTACCACCACTTTTACGACTCAGCTTCTTAATTTCCGATTCAACAGACTCAAGATCAGAAAGCTGGCTTCCAACCTTTGTCTCAATTTCTTTCTTGAGAAGATCGCGGTGTTCTTCCGCAAGCTTCAAAACGAAACCACTCATTGAATATATGCTCCTACTGGATTTGTGTTTTTGCACGCCTAAGAACAACTATAACAGCTTTGAAATGAAGATGCAAGCTCCTCTATCGAATCTTCTTGAAATGGCTTGAATGCTAAGAATTGGCAAATCTAAATAGCTCAATTTTGGATACATTGTAACATTTGTAACTAAGCCCACGAGCGTCTCGATGTGATAGAGTATAGGTAGAAGCAACGTAAAATAAGCAAACTATGAGGTATAAATGATTGATGGAAATTTCAATAGATGGCAAGCAGTTAAGTATCTGAAAAAGGCTTTTAATACGGCCGATGAGAATGAGGAGTTCGATCCTGATACTTTATTGAATGCTTCTATTGCAAACTCTCATATCTATCTTGCGGATAGTATTAATGATTTAAAAACTTTCCTGGAAAAAGTATTAGATAATGATATAATTGAGGAGATAATTGATGGCAGAAGAGAGACAGCAAGCTCAAGTAGCAGCTAATACTGCTGAAAGAGATTCATTAAATATTGATAATCATATTCCTGTGAATTCAAATGGTTATCCTCTAATAAGAATTAGTGTTTCTGCTGCTGAGTTAATACCAACTAGACAATATGCCAATATTGTTGTTGGACCTATTACTGTAGTTAGATACATAGATCCACAAATTGGAATAACTGATGAGGAGAAGTCTTTTATTACAAAAGAAATCCATGAGACACAGAAACTTTGCGAGCAGGCAGTTGCTGAAGATAGAGAAACAGTTCACAATATGATTAGACAAAGTGAACAAGGTCGTTTGATACCATAAAAGGAGAGAAGTCCCTTGAATACCGTTGTTGATAGTTCTGTTTTTGATTCTACTGTTGAAGCCATTACAAATCTTGAAGGAGAAAATCCTAGGAAAGAAACCGAAGAACTTTTTGAATCAGCTGAAAATGATATCCAGCTTAATACATATATTAGTAGAAGAATTAATGAAAGGGAACCTGTAGCTTATATAATTGGTAAAAGCAAGTTCAGAGGACTTGATCTATCTATTGATAACAGAGTATTAGTTCCTCGTATAGAGACTGAATTACTTGTAGAGCCTATTCTTGATATTCCAGCAAATGTAAGGTTGTTGGATGTAGGGACGGGTTCTGGAGCAGTTGCGTTGGCTGTAAAGCATGAGCGTCCTGATATTGAGGTAACAGTATCGGATATTAGTAAGGATGCTTTGGATTTAGCCTATGTAAATTCAGAAAATTTACATTTGCCTATTAATATTAAGCATAGCAATTTATTAGAAAATACCTCGGATGTTTACTATGCAATAACTGCTAATCTACCTTATCTTCCAAAAGAAAAGATCGATTCATATCCATCTGAGATGGTGAATAATGAACCTGATATTTCTTTGTGGGGAGGAGATGATGGATACGCACTTATTAACAGACTTTTGTCAGAAGTTAAGAAAAGAAAATATGTCCAAGTGATTGCTCTTGAGGTTGGTAAGTTTGGCAATATGGGTGAGGTAGTAATGGAGAAGATTAGAGATACTGGATTTCCTATTGTATATGGAATTAAGGATAGAAAAGAAGACATTAGAGTAGTTGTTGGAAAGAGATAGATAAGCGCCAAAGAAAGGAAAGTATGGATTCCGAGAGGGCGCTCCTTTCAAGTGCTATTTCCTCTGGGCAAATAGCTAATTTACTTTCTAGGGGAATAGAATCAAGGCATTTTTCGCAAACCCAATCGGGCCAAGAATGCTCAGAAATTTTTGATTGGGTTTCAAAACATACTAGGAAATATTCTATTGCACCTTCTATATCACTGGTAAGAAATAATTTTCCTAGTTGGCGTGGAGAAGTTACTGAAGATCCCTTAGAGGCTCTAATAGATGAGTTTCTTGCGGAAACAAAGCGCAGGAAGTTTGAATCTAAGGTATTGGAGCTTGCAGAATATGCACGTGAATTTAAGTCCGGTAAAAGGGATTTAAGGAATCATGTAGACGAGTTGATGCTTGATGCTGCACGAGATTTGGCGGCTACGGTCCCCTCTGGCCAAGTCTCCAGATTTCGCGCAGAAATGGCCGAGAGGATCGACCAATATGAAGTAGACAAGGCAGAAGGCATTTCTACCGGAATCAAGATGGGTATTCCTCTATTTGACGATTTAACAGAGGGATTTCAGCCGGGAGATGTGGTCACTATTGCTGGTTTCTCAGGTCGCGGAAAGAGTCTGAGTTCACAGCTCTTTTTAGCAAACGCTCTAAATCAAGGCTATTCTGGGCTGCTTTTATCTCTTGAGATGAGCCGTCGTCAAATCATGGATCGCTTTGACACTATGGTGACGAATTTCTCGCATCGGATGTTGAGAAAGCGAGAGCTGTCTGATGATGCTATTCAAAAATGGAGACTAGTTGCTAATAGTTATAAAGATTCAGATAATGATCTGATCATTGCAGATAAGTTAGGAGCATGTACGATTGATAGAGTGTACGCAGAAATCAATCGGTATAAGCCAGCTATCACATGCGTTGATTATGTTCAACTGATGAAGGCACATCGCGCGAGTATGGCCAAATGGGAGAGTTTAGTAGAGATAACTAATGAATTAAAGTCCATTGCTCTTTCTACCGAGTCAGTAATTATTATGGTCAGTCAGGATACGCGAGGATCGGCCGATGATGGTTCTACTGAGAGCAATGTAGGCGGTTCTATTTCCGTATTGCAAGCATCTGATGTATATATAGGGATGAAACAAAATGAAGAATTAAAGCTAGAAAATAAAATGATTATGAGATTAGTTAAGAGTAGAAGTAGTTCGATTGCTGAGTCGGCAATGCTATGGGAACCTGAACGAATGTATTTTAGACCTTGGGATGGAGTAGAAGATGTCTCTCATAATTTTGATAAAGGATATGCATGAAAAATGGAAGTAGAAAATCCCTTAAGAGTTTTACTTTTTTGGAAGAAGGTAAATAAAGATGGTCCAATATCTAAATTAGGAACAAAATGTTGGATATGGACAGGAAGTAAAGACGCTAAGGGATATGGTAATTTCACGGGAGGTAAAAGAAAATCTATCAAGGCGCATCGTTTCTCATTTTTATTAAGATGGGGATGGATTTTATCACCACCTTTCTATCAAGTTCATCATCGATGTGATAACCCGTCCTGTGTCAATCCTCATCATCTCATGTGCATAAGTAACACTGATAATAATGCACTATCTAATTCCCCTTCAGCTATAAATAAAAGAAAGACACACTGCAAATATGGTCACGCTTTTGATGAAAATAATACAAGATGGGATAATGGACGCAGAAGGTGTATAACTTGTGAAAAGAAAAGAATTGCTAGATCTGTCGTATGTTGATGTTAAGGATCTGCTCGAATCAACTGGCATACAAAAAATTAGTGTAACGGGATCAGAGTGCAATTTTAGTTGTCCTAGCGAAGATCATATACATGGAGATATAAATCCTAGCGCAAGAATGAATATAAATACTACACTTTTTGTGTGCCACTCATGCGGTCGTAAGGGAAATGCTATATCATTTCTTTCTTGGTATAAAAAAATACCAGAAACTGAAGCTAGACGTTTATTAGAAGAAAGATATGGAGGGGAATTAAAATCCCCTATAGATGATTTAAGCGTCGAGGTAGAAAAGATTATGAATAACGGTATATTAGATAATGTGAATGATATGAAAGTTATTCTCCCTAGCGAAACTTGGATTGAAAAGTTTAGAATGGATTGGAAGAATAAATATTGGTGTTATGAGTGTGAACCATATAGAGACAATTGCAACACTGTAGGAGGGCCAGAATGCTGTGGTTGCAGTAATTATCCTGACTACAAGAAATATATGTATGATAGAGGATTTAATCCTGATATCTTAAATAAGTGGGAAATTGGATATGATCAATATACAGATAGAATTACTATTCCTATTAGAGATGAGAATGGAAGACTGGTAGGATTTAAGGGACGTCAATATAGGGACAATCCTGCATATCCTAGATATCTTATTCTTGGAGATACTCCTTATAAATCAGTCCATTATGGTTTTGATAGATATAGAAAGTCTGAATATGTATTTGGTCTGAATAGACTATTAGATCAACCTGATGATTTTGAAGGACATAATATGTATTCTGCCGTTGTTGTTGAGGGTGAGTTAAATGTAATAGCAATGGATCAATGCGGTTGGAAAGCTTTAGGCGTGGCAGGCAGTGAGTTTTCTGAAACTCAAGCGGAATTAATAATTAAATATTGCAGTGAGATAATCGTATATTTTGATAATGATCAAGCAGGCCAAAAGGGAACGCAAAAAATCGTAGAAATGCTTAATCCGCACATAGATGTAAGAATCGTCACCAATGCTTCAGGAGATGCTGCTGAACTTAAAACAAATGAAATAGAAGAGTTAATAGTAAATGCAGAGCCTGCTTTATCATTTATAATAAGGGATGGACTATGATTAATAAGAATTGGACTAAAAATAAATATATTGTAGAAGCGCATGCGTATGGAAAAACTGTGAATGGAATATAGAAGGAACACTTTTTAGATGTAAAAATTGCGGTTTTGATGCTACTTAAAAAAGGGTAAATTTGATTGATTGGTAAAAGAAAATTAAACGCGAATAAACGGAAAGGGCAAGAATATGCCTCGTGGAGCTAGCAGTTTTATAAAATCAAATGAAAGATCAAAGGCTAGAAGTGCAGCGGCGGGAACTGGTCAGGCTTTACAGTATTTCGCAATAGAAGATGGACAGAGAGCTAGAGTAAGATTTCTGGAACATGGAGAAGAACTTACTTGGGCCGTAGTTCATAGATTGAGAAGAGGGAAATATTTTTCTGATGTTCCTTGTTTGGACCAGGAAGATGAAGGCATTCCTTGTCCTGCTTGTTCTTCGATGGAGGAAGAAATTAGTAAGAGAAGTAAGAAGGGCTTTCTTAATTTGATTTGGAGAGGTAATGAAGATCTTCAGGAATTAAATGAAAAAATTACCCCTATGGGAGAAAAAGCATTTGTTCTTGGACCTATATATAAGAAAAGTGATAAAGGTTATACTGAACGTGATGCTAACAAGAAACCAATTATTACTGGGTTTGGAGACAGTGTATTTCTTTGGAAGTGCTCTGCTACAAATTTCAACTTAGCAGTTCAGACTGATAGAAATTACAAAGGCTTAATGTCGAGAGATTTCGTAATTTCTAGAGAAGGTTCTGGACTGAGTGATACTAAATATACAATTGTTCCTGCTGAAGTGGATGGCGGACCTCAGCCAATGCTTGTCGCGGATATGTCTATTATGCAGGAGAAGTTTGATTTAGATTCACTTACTAAATCGCCCACCTTTGAGGAAATGCGCGCGATAGTAAATGGACAGGGAACAGTGGCAGAGAATTCTTCTTCCGAGATAACTCCAGCACAAAATGATGTCTTCGGTGGCAGTGCGCCGCTAATGAGATCGTCTGCTTTTAATAGATGAAACGTTTTCATGTACACCTGGAAGGCGAAATAACTGTTTTAGATAGTGATATAGAAGAGGAAGATTTTATTAATGCCGGTTTTGAAGATCATTATAATTTAACAGATGATGAGTTGAATGAGGTGGTTAAAATGACAGCAGATAGATTGGTCAGGCATAGTGGTTTGCAAGTTAACGATATGGAGGTTATGAAAATTGACTAAGTTAATCGGATTGGCCGGTCTGAAGAATTCAGGTAAGAATACTGTTGGTAATTTTATTGAAGAATGGGGAAAGGAAAATGAACTATCTGTTGAACAAAAAGGGTTTGCTGACAAGGTAAAGTGGGCTGCTGCGTCTATTTTTTGGCCTGGTATATCTCTAGATGAGTCAATTGAGTGGGCTAATGAATTCAAGAACAGCAAACATGCTTGTGTAATGATCAGAGATGCTGATGATAGAACATATAAGGACATATCTGGAAGAGAGCTTTTTCAGCATGTCGGTACTGAGATGGGAAGAAATATATTTGGAGAAAAGTTCTGGATAGATCAACTACTAGATAAAGAAGAGTGGCAATACCACTGGAGATCAAATATAGGTGTAATAACAGATGTTAGATTTCCGAATGAGGCAGCAAGAATTAAACATTTAGGTGGAGAAATATGGAATATAAATAGAGGGCTACAATCTACATTTGATAATCATATATCTGAGAAGCCTCTTGATAGACAATATATTAGCCAAACAATTAACAATTTAACTTCTATAGAAGATTTAAAACAAATTGTATTCGGTGAATTAGAGGATATATATGCAAAAAGTAGATAATTTAAAAGTTTATCTTATTGCTGAACCGCGTTTGAGGTCATCAGCTATAAAAGATTATCTAGAAGAAATTGGTGGCCTTAGATGGTATGAGAAAACTATAGGAAATGTATTATATGAGTCTCAATCTCTTGTAGAGTTCTTTGGAAGACTTTGCTATAGAAGTTGGGAACCAGGTCTTAATAAGAATGTAACTAAAATACGTGAAGATCAAGGGGATTATCTCTTAAATATTCTTCGTAGTGGCCACGGAAGCGTGCTAGAGCACGCAATGTTTTCTTTTGTAATTCATAATTGTTCTCGCGTACTTACTGCTGAGTTAAATAGGCATAGAGCTGGTACTGCAATCTCTGAGCAGTCTCTTCGCTATGTGAGACTTGATGACCTTTCTTTTCGATCACCGCCGACGCTAAGTAAAGCTGCGCAAATGGAAATGAAAGATGCGGTAACTGAGACTGAAAGAGTTATCAGTCGAATTATTGATCGCGAGATCACAGATGATATGAGTTTTGCGGAAAAGAAAGAGAAGACCTCTGCAATTCGGCGGATCGCGCCGATGGGTCTTTCTACCGAGTTAGGGTGGAGTGCAAATATTAGGGCTATTAGACATGTAATAGAGATGCGTTCAGCCCCAGGCGCTGAGGAGGAGATACGTATCTTTGCGGATCAGCTTTGTCTTTTGATGAAGAAAAACTGCCCTCTTCTATTTAAAGATTATGAGAAACAAGAAGATGGATCTTGGCAGTCTCCGTATAGGAAGGTTTAAAATGGAAGATTTTGATTGGGATAGACTTGAAAATATTGTGCGCGAATTGAATACAGAACGCGCAGAACTTCAAGCAGTTATAAGCAGTATTCGTATGGCTACAGAAGACATGAATAGATCTGTTAATAAGGCTAATAATGCTGCCGGATGGATTGCTATGGAAGTATCTAGAGTCAAAAATGTTAATTGGATAGGGTGATTATGGAATATCCACTTTTAATAAGTCCTTACGGAAAAGTTCGTTATGAACCAAGAGATTGTGGATATGAGACTGAGTGTTGGGTATGGAAACTTGGTAATAATGGAAAGTATCCTCTTTTGCGTGGTGGTTGTTATGCTCATAGATATTTTTATAAAGAATTAATTGGAGAAATACCAAAAGGGTATGATGTTCATCATAAATGTGAAAATACGATGTGTGTAAATTACGAACATTTAGGAATTAAAACTAGAAAAGAGCATATTGATATACATTTGACTGGCAAATCACAGTCTAAAGACTTAATTGAAAAAAGATCTAAGGCTTTGATTGGTAATACTAATTCTATTGGGAGCAAGCCTTGTAAATCAGGATGCACTTGTGAGAGACACGAGCGTGGATGGATTAAACGTATAGGTAAAAGTTTCAGATCTAAATTAGATTTTGACAAAGCTGATAGGATTAGAGAATTATGTAATGAAGGATATACTCGTAAAGAAGTAGCTTTTGATTTTAATGTAACTGTAAATACTATATGTGAGATAGTAAATAATAAAATGTGGGTTAGGTGATTATCGTTATCCACTTACACAGACATGACAGCGATTCAGTTCTTGATGGATTAGGAACTCCACTTCAAGCTGCTAAAAGAGCCGCTGAATTAAATCAATTTGCAATAAGCCAGACAAACCACGGCAACTTAAATGGATCGCTCAAGCATATAAAGGCTTGCGATGAAATAGAAATTCATCCTATTTGCGGCATCGAGTCTTATTGGAGGCCTAACAGATTAGTTAGAGAGAAAGAGTGGCGTTTTAAGAGATGGCATATTATATTTCTCGCCAAAAATCTCAAGGGATGGCACAATTTAATTAAGCTTTCAAGTCATGCATTTTCTAGTGGTTTCTACCAGAATCCGTGTGTGGATTTTGACTTGATGAGGGAGTATAAAGATGGAATTATTTGTTCTAGTTCTTGTATTCTCGGTCCTTTATCTTTTCTTGTCCAGAATGGTTCTGACACAGAAATTAAGCAATGGATTAGGACTGCTCTTGATATCTATTCCGACGATTTGTATTTTAGTATTATGCCTCATGATTTTGATCTTCAACGTAAGGTCAATTTAGAAGTAATTTCATATGCTAATCAATTTGGAATACCGATAGTTTATGAGGGTGATTCTCATTATCCATTTGAGGGATGGGAGGAAACTCAGAAACTATCAATTCTTATAGGGATGAATCAGACAGTCGCGGAGGCTGAACAAAAGAATAAAGAAAGAATAGCAAAAGGTGAAGAGATATATGAGTTATGGCATCCCGGCCTTCATATTATGGATGAAAAAGAAGTACGGGATTCGTTTGTATCTAATCACCCAGATATCCCTCTTCAGGCTGTCGAAGAATCTATCAAGAATACTGACTATATTGCGTCGAGAATTGAACCGTTTTTAGTTGATAGATCAATCAAGATGCCGGTAGTTAAGGTTGATGCTGAAAGTGAAGTTAGAAAATGGTGCAGAGAAGGAATGGAAAGGATCGAAAAAGTTGGAGATCCTATTTATGAGAAACAATTAGAGTACGAGTTAGAAGTTATTAAGAAGAGAGAAAACTTTAATTATATGTGTATTGTGGGAGATTGGATTAGATGGTGCCGTAGTGATGCACCATTACCACCAACTCCTGATGACCCAACTCCGGCCAAAAAGCGGCCGATGAGGTTGAGTAATGGAAGAGGTTCAGCAGCAGGTTCTCTTGTATGTTATCTCTCCCGAATTACCACTCTTGATCCAATTCCTTATAAGCTCAAGTTCGAGCGGTTCTTGAACCCAGAACGTAAGGGATTACCCGATATTGATATCGATTTTCCTACTTTGGAGAAAGCAGGCAATGGACGTAAGATTGCTAAGGAATATTTGGTAAGAAAGTATGGACGTGAGAAGGTTGCAGACATCATGGCTCAGCAGAGATTTACTCCTGTTGCTGCTTTGAAATCTATTACTAAGACTTTGTATGGATTCAAATCAGATCCTGATGAGGAGATTTCTAAGATTTGCCATAAAGATTCAGGACTGATAGATCCTACTCATGATTCTGATTTAGAAGAGATGAAAAATAGGATACCTCAATTGATGCAATGGAGTCAAAAATATCCTGTAGCTTGGATGCATGCAGTTAGATTAGAGAATGGTGGAGATCCATTTATTAAAACCATAAGCAAGCACGCGGCGGCTGTGGTTATCACACCTACTGCCGTTACAGATCATATACCAACTATTCGTGCGGGAGAGAATGAAGAAGGATTTAGAACTGCTTGGTCAGAGACACCGCGTCTTTCTATTGTTGATGACTTTGGATTTGTGAAGGTTGATGCTCTTGGATTGACTGGTATGGATCAACAGCAAATGATTATTGATTTAGTTTTTGAGCGTACTGGAGAGGTTGTAGATATAGATAATTTGCCTGTTTTGAAAGATCCTTATGCGGCGGAGTCCAAAGTTATGAAATCTCTTAGTAATGGATTGACATTAGGAGTTAACCAATTTTCTAACAATGGTATTACTAATTTTATAAAAAGAGCTAAGCCAGACAATATAGTTCATTTAGCAGCGATCAATGCACTTTATCGTCCTGGTCCAATGGGAGCGCAAGGGCCTTTTCACTTTGCTGATAGGAAGAATGAAGAAGAGGAATATGAAATACCAGATACATTGATAGATATTCTTGATGACACATATGGAGTAATTGCATTTCAAGAGCAGGTTATGGAACTATTTGAGACTTTGGCAGAATATACTCCAGGACAAGCAGATGGTATTAGAAAGATTATTGCTAAGCTTTATCGTGAACGTGGAGGAAAAGCTAAGGAAGCTCTTGATAAACATAAAAAAGAGTTTGTAGAAAAGGCTTCTGAGCATGTTGGACTAGAAAAAGCTGAAGTTTTATTTAGTGAAATTGAACCATATTGTGATTATTGTATCTCAGGAGATACGGAATTAATTAGAGCTGGATCGGGTAGATATGATAAAAGTCCTAATATTACTGCTGAACAATTATATTATAACTGGCATTCTAAAGAGTCTATTGGTAAAAAGCTTAGATGGAAGGGAGCTAAATTATTAGCAATGGATTCTGATGGCAGAATAAGGCCGGCAATAGCAAAAAATATATGGTTTAGTGGATTTAGAGAAACATATAAAGTAATTCTTCAAAGCGGCAAATTTATAAAAGCTACAGATAATCATAGATTATTAACTAATGATGGATATAAGGAAATAAAAGAATTAACTGTTGATGATTATTTGATAACAATGGGGGAAAAAGAATTACAGAAATATGTAGCTAGAGGATTGGTGAACCGTGGAATAGGAAAATCTTACGAAGGGGAAGGCACTCCCAATGGAGAAGATAATCCTGGTTGGATAGATGGTAGACACTCATATTTAAATGAAACTAAAAAAATAGTATCCGACAGATCTAGGGGAATTTGTGAGAATTGTGGGCAAATTGGAGAAGAAGAAAAGCACGACTTAGAGTTTGCTCATTTAAAATTTTTGGATGAATTCAATGGAGATATCAAACGATACAATTCTCCTGAAAATATAAAACATTTTTGTAACTCTTGTCATAAGAAATATGATTATCGAAAAGGTGATAGAAAAAGACGTTGGACAAAGGGCAGACCAACTGAATTAGATAAAATAATTTCTATAGAAAAATATGATATAGAGCCAACATTTGATATAGAAATGGATAGTTATGAGCATAATTTCATAGCCAATGAAATTGTTTCTCACAATTCATTCAATCGCGGTCATGCAAGTGGGTATAGCCTTCAAAGTTATCAGGATGCATGGTTAAAGTTTTATTATCCAATGGATACATATTCTGTAATTATGTCATTAGAACCAAAGGAATCTTTGCGCGCAATCCGTGAGGCTAGAGATTTTGGTATTAGTATTTTACCTCCTGATGTAAATATATCTGGATCAGATTACACACCTGATTTTGATAATAATGCTCTACGTTATGGACTTATTGGTATAAAGGGAGTTGGCGAGACAGCGGCTGATTGGATAATAGAACATCGTCCATTTGTTTCGTATGAAGATTTTGAGAAACGTACCAATGCGAAATATTCTAAATGCAACAAAAAAGTCAGAGAAGCATTGTTGAAAGTAGGAGCTTTGGATTCGTTGGGAGGCCGCGCGGGATGGAGCAATAAAGAAAAAGCAGAAGCTGAGATGCAATTACTTGGTATGGCCCTGAGCCCAGGTGGGACCCTCGGTGATTATGAGGAATTGGTGATTGAAAAAACGCATTCTGAGGCTGAATACGATGAACTGGAGGTCGGCGAGGATGCTATTATCGGCGGTCAAATAACCGAAGTAAAGAAAATTAAGACTAAAAATGGTAGGAATCCAGGACAAGAGATGGCATTTGCGAAGATTGGTCTTGGATTTGATAACTTCAATCTTACTATCTTTCCTGGTCAATATCAACAATATAAAGAAATGCTTTATAACGGAAGTGCAGTAATGGTTAGGGGCAGAAAAGATTCGAGAGGAATTATTGTCAATATGATGATGAATGTTGAGGAGTTTGCACAAGAAATGGAGCAGTCTGATGGCTGATGATTTTGAGGCAATTCATACATGGTTCAGTTTAACTTATGCAAACTATCTATGTCTTCCAAGATCCGTTTTACAGTCTATGCCTGATGAGTGGCAGAAGAATTTTGTAGAGTTATTAGAAGAGATGGATGAATCATATGGGGATCTAGATTGGCCTCGATATAGGGTTATAGCGATAGGAAATGACGGAAGATTTATTAAAGACCCAATTCCTCATTACAATAGAGGAAGAACAAAAATTGAGCCACATTCATGAAAGGTATTTGTCCTAACGGGCATTTATGTAATATGAAGACTAAGGGATGGATGGAGAATTATTTTTGGTGTCCTAAATGTAAACCGATTGGAAAGTATTATCCGAAACAGATGATGAGGATGTATGTCGCCAGTTGAACCTGAGAATTTAGATCGTGATCTTGCGGCGATCAGAAAAAAATATTCAAAAGATACAATTCATTTAGGCAGTGAACAACCTCCTGTTGATCGAATTCCTTTAGCTAGTCCGGCAATGATGAGAATTACTTCTGGTGGTATTCCTCTTGGAAGATTTTCTAGATTTTGGGGAGGGCCATCAAGCGCCAAGAGTTTAATGGCATGGGAAGTAATTAAATCTGCACAAAATTTAAAAAATATCAAATTTCTCAATGGATTGAAAACAGTTTATTACAATATAGAGAAGCAATATGATTCGGTTTTTACTAAATCTCTTGGTGTAGATATAGAATCTATGTTGGTAGTTGAGGTTGATGTTATTGAGGATTTAACTGCTCAAACTCAAACTCTTTTAAAATCTAATCATGTTCATATTTGGGATTCTCGATCTGAAGCAGTGCCGCAAGATAGATTGGCTAAAGATCCTGGTGATTGGGATGTAAATTTAGAGGCTCGCGTATGGAAGAAGTGTATGGGATATGTTCACGATGCTCTTGATAAGGATGAAAATGCAATTATAATGATTGATCATGAGAGTGAAAATATGAAAACTCATTCTACTAAAGCTATTGGTGGTCGTAATCCGGAGCATAAGTCTTCTCTATCAATTCATTTCAAAAAGACCAAATGGCTTTATTATGATGATGATGGCCTTCTCACCACTGAGGATAAATTGAAGGAGAAAGGAATTATGGGAATTGGTGGACAGAAGGAGGCAGATGGTCAAGAGATAGTTGTTGAAGTTAATAAGAGCCGAATTTGTAGACCATTAAGAAAGGCGAATATGAGGCTGGATTTACATACATTCCAATTCGATCATACTTTCGAGCTTATGGATGCAGCAATGTATTTCGATAAACAAGGAAATATTGCTCATCATGTCGGTCAGCCTGCAATCGCTCAAAAAAGTGGCGAGAAAAGTAGTTGGTATTCTCTTCCCGAAGGTAGAAAAGTACAAGGAGAACGTCAACTCCGTCAGCTCATAGATGCCGATGAGGAATTATCTGGTATAATAAAAACAGCGATGTTAGCGGGAAACTGATGAGATTTTGTTTTCATAAATGGAGCAGATGGTCTGATCTTCAATATGATAATAGGCAATTTAAAAGATGTACTAAATGTAACAAATATAAATCGAGAATGATATGAAAGTTCTTATTTGCGGTAGTCGAGATTTGGTAAATAGTGGTCCAATTCAAGATATTATAAATCAGATGAAGAATACAGATATATTAATTGCTGGAAATGCTGCTGGAGCAGATGAAATTGCAGAAAAATTAGCTAAATAAAAAGGTATTAAAATTGATTCTTTTCCAGCTAAATGGGGATTATATGGGAACGCAGCAGGACCAAAAAGGAATATAGAAATGTTAGACAAGGGTAAGCCAGATATTGTATATGCTTTAATGAGCAATCCCCACTCAAAGGGTAATCAACATACAATTAGAGAAGTCGAAATACGAGAAATTGAGACACACGTATTTTTGGAAGGGAGATGGTCATGAAAAAATATATTTGTTTTATTTGTGATAAATGTGGAGAGGTTATGAGCGAGCTAGAGGCTCTTAATCCTGTTTATCTTTGTTCGTTTGGAGAAGAGTTTTCAAATAGAGATTTAAAGATGAAACCTCTCAAAGATAGTGAAGACAACATTTTATGTCCTAAGCAAATAATAACTGGAAATGGATCAATAAAAGTAAATATTTGTGAAGGAATTTTAAGGTTGGCAAAAGTTATAGAGGCAAAATAATGGGAATGAGTAGAAGCGCACTATGGGGAGCTAAATGGAAAAAGTAGATTATATATTTAATAAATTAATAGATTTAGACGATATGCAAATTTATGAGTTCTTGGATAGATTAAAATTTGCATATGAAAATGAGTGGGACTGTAATATATCTGGAATAGAAAATTTTGGTGCGGCAGAGTTTAGAATAGCTTGTAAGTCGGCGGTAATATAATGGGAATGACTCGCGAAGCACTATGGGGAGAGTTAAATAATTCAACGGTATTTGAAGGTGCTTTGCTTGAGGCATATGAATTCGATGAGAAAAAGAGATGGAAAGAGGAGATTCAAAATCCTCATGGAAGAAGCTGGCATCTAAGTATGCATGGCTCACAATTTCCGGGTGAAGATGATCTTGTTTGCGGACGTGCGCAAGTATATGGGTTATTAGATCCATATGAAGAAAAACCTCGTGAGCCAAGAGTCCGAATGCTATTCGATCAGGGATTGGATATTGAGCATAGATTCGTTGAAAGATTGAGCCGTCATGGGATTCTACTTTCGGCCGATGTAACTGGTGATGATGACTTTCAAACAAGTTTTGAAGACTCAAATATATGGTTAACTGGTTCTCCTGATGCAATCATACTTCCACGTTTTACTAAGAAGGCTCATGTTGTAGAGATTAAGACTACCTCGATGGAAAAGGTAGAAAATATGAAGTCTGATCCTGGTAATGTACCCATGTCTCATACCAAGTATATGCGTCAGCTTAAACTTTATATATGTAGAGCACATGATATGCCTTTTACACCATCAGCTATGGTGTGTAGAATTAGTGGAACCATCATGAATAAAAAATTTAAATGTAATCATAAGCATGATGGAGAATGCGATGGAGTTTTAATTTCAGTTGAACCTCCCGATAGTGGAACTTTGATATATGCACCACGTGAGGAACCGTTGAATACTGTTTCATATTATGCTAAATATGATCCTACGTTTTATAAATCTGGTAGTGAAAAGTTAGCTAAATGGAAACAATATTTTCTTGAAGATAAAATACCTCCTCATGTACTTGAGGGTCAATCTGCAAAGTGGTCAGTCGACCCGTGTAAATGGTGTGATTTAAAGAAATCAATATGTAAAATTGATTATAAAGAAAAAGTAACTAGCTTATCAAAATCAAACTTAATTAAACACAACCAAACTATTAGACCTGATTATGACTTTGAGAAAACTCGTAAGGCAGTCTTGGAATTTTGGGAGGGGAAATGAACGATAAAATAAAGTTAGAAAAACATATAAAAACAAAATTAGAACATTTACTTGATCACAAAGCTCCATCAGTAAATATAAAAAGTATAGAACTTTATATAAATACTTTATAAACAAGAAAGATTAAATAATATGATAGGAATATATAAGGTTAAAAATGGACAGCCTTTTCTACATCAAAGTAGGATAGGAGAAATTTTGGAGATAAGAATTCATAAGATTTTAGATAGAGGAAAAATTCATGACTGAAATAACATTAAATGATGAACAAGCAAAAGCTATTCTCATCGAATCGCTTCAGCGAGGCTTATACGAGAGCCCAGGCAATGTGCCGCCTCCTGAGCCCGAGAGACGCATGCAGGATGCTCTCCAATTAGTCGCAGCTGCCAGGAATGCAGCCAAGTCAGGCAATAAATCTGAGAATGTCATGGCTCTTCTGTTTTTGGCTGAGGTAGATCAACAACCACCTGCCGCGCCGATCCCGCAGCCAGAACCAGTTCAGCAAGCAACTAATGATTCTGGTATTGATCTTACTACAGTTTCAGATGCCATATTAGAGAATTTGATTACAGGTCTTGATAAATACGTTGCTACTCCTCCTGTTGAACAGCAGAGAGCAGCATTTTTAGCCGAGAAAGAAAGAAGAGCTAATGCAAAAGCAATGGAAGAAGTCCCACAGGTACAAGAATCGCAAGCTACGAATGAGCAAGCATTACAGGAAAATGGAAATGAGAATATGCCTGCTGGGGAAACGGCCGGAGAAGAAACCGGAGAAAATGCCAGCGCTTTTGCCAGAGTACAAACTCCTGAGACGAGCCCAGAAGGGAAAAAAGCTAAAGCCAAGCCGATTGAGGAAGATGGAGAACGCACTGAAGTAATTAATCAACTCAATCTTTCTATTCTTGAAAATTATGGTGTAAAGTTTGTTGAAGTAGAGAAAATTGATACGGATAAATTAAATTTTATGATTGCTAATCCAGATGGACCACCGGCTGAAGTCAATAAAGAGGATGAAATGATTGAAACTAAACTATCTAAAATCGGTGGAAAAGAAGCAATAGCAGGGATGGATATGGGAGCGCAAGCTCCAGTTCAATTAGTGACTAAGGCAGATGTTGGTTTGGATTCATCTGATAGCACGGAAATGAATTCATCTTCTGATCGTGAGACATTAGAGTCTCTGTTAACTGGGCCAACTTTGAAAGCTTATCGCAGAGGAAGAAAAGAAGTTCCTAGTATCGGTGATAATGAGCTTCGTTTGATGATTACCAATCCCACTGGAAAAATTTCTCTTGAGCAACTTAATGCGGCGAAAGCGGCCGATGGGAATGCAGGTAAAGAAGTTATTCCTCCCGATCAACTTGTACAAGCATTAACTCCAGAAATACAGAAAGTAGTTGCTCAGCCTCAGCCACAAGCAGCTCTTGATCCTCAGCAAATGCTTTTAGAAGCTCAGCAAGCTGCTGAAAAAGAAGCTCAGTCTCAAGTCATTGAGACTCCCGTAGAAGATAGGACTATTGCTCAAGCCGCTCATGAAGCAGTTGCTCAGCGTGAACCCAAAAATGTTTCTAAGGCAATGGAAATTATCTCTAAAGAGAATCTTCCTATACCTGACGAAATTGGAGGAGAACCTCCTAGACTTCCTAATGATGTTTCTAAATGTTCTAGGGATGAAATATATTCTCTTCATGCTAGATTTCATGCATGTGAGGTTAGAACGAACTGGCTCATATCTGAGGAAGAAGATAAGTTAGGGGATATAACTAAGCTTAAAACTGGTAGAGCAGTAGAAGTGTATAGTTCTATACCTTCTATGATTGATGGAGTTAAAACAACTAATGATTATCGCGATAAATCTACTGCGGCTGATTCGCAAGTGATCGAATTTGGTAATAAAGAGTTCGCATTCATGAAAATTATTAAAAAACTTAAGGGATTGAGAGATAATTATCATCTTGATTGTGAGAGATTGTCAAGACAGATGAGTAAGTGGGAAAAGGAATATCAGGATAACCCTCGATGATAAATATGGATGTAATAAAATCACTTAAAGATAGAAAAATTATAGATGTAATTCAAGAGGAAGATAGAAAATTTGTATCAATAATTCTTGATAACGGAAATAAAATAAGTTTTCCTGAATATTATGGACTTATCGTGGAGAAAATTTGACGGTCATAGGACTGATTTATGATTGAATTAAAGATAGCAGGAAAATCTTCCACTAAGCAACGCCCACGATTTAATACACAAACTGGCAGAACTTACACACCGGCCTCCAACATAATTTCAGAGAATGATGTACGAAGTATATGGCGTGAAAATGGAGAACCTAGAATAGATGATGAATCTGCTATTTCTATTTATGTAGAAGTTTTTGTTCAACGTCCTAGTAATCATTTCAATACAAAGGGTCAATTAAATAAAAAAGGATTAGCAAATCCTATTCCAAGAAATAAGAAGCCTGATTTAGATAACGCAATAAAGTTAATAATGGATGCATTGAATTCTAGAGCATATAAAGATGATGTTCAAATAGCAAAAATTCAGGCAGAAAGAGTATGGGGGGACTGGCCTGAAACAATTGTAACTATTGGATCATTAAGGTAGCGGAGCGATAATGAATTCAGAAACAAAATATATGGTATTCAAGGAATTACCATCTTATGCTAGAAAAACTAAAATAATACAAGTAATTAGTAAGAGTTCAGGAATATCTTTAGGCGAAATAAAATGGTATGGGCCTTGGAGACAATATTGTTTTTATCCAGGAATTTATACGATTTTTAATAACGGATGCATGACAGATATTATTAAGAAGATTGATGAATTAATGCAGGCGAGAAAGAAATGATTAATTGGCAAGATCAATTAAATGCTGAACCGATAAATGATATGAGATTATGGTCAAAACAAATATACGACGCGAAACTGGCTATGGTCCATCTGGCTATGTCGTAAATTCAAACACATATAGTTTAATAAAAAAAATAGAAGCAAGACGAGTTGCTCTTGAAGAAATTCTTGATTTTACTTTTAAGAAAAAGTTTGTTAGAAGATATATAATAAGAAGAATGTTAGGTGAGAGGCCTATGCATATTATTGCTCCTCATACATATTATAAATTTACCAGATTAAGATGGAGGTATATTGAATGGAAGTACCGCAATGACCCTGAATGGTGGTAATTTTTCCCAAGATGGGCCGAGAAGGATGTATAATAACCTAGATGACTGATTTACCTCCCGAAAATTTAGAGCCTAAACCTCAATCTCGACGCATGTCTGGCTTTGCCTCCGCAGAGTACTGGACACCGGAGAGAAGGCAAGCTCAACGCGAGCGTGTTAAGCGAATGCATGAGGAAGGACGTTTCGGTGGTAAACAACTTGGCGCTGGTAGACCACGTAAGAAAACTGTTGCTGAGTATGTTGCAGAAGAATTTGCTAAAAAGGGTGAGTTAGTTTATCGCGAATTACTTTCAATGTTGCAACATAAATCTCCTCAAGTCAAGCTTGGCGCGATTGACCGCATAAATAAAATGGAGGCAGATGTCCAGAAAAATATGCGCGATGATGAGAAAGAGATTGCAAAGCTTGGTAGTAAAGAGCTTTATGATGCTTTGATGAATGAGTTATCTGCTTATGGAGCAACTATAGATATTCCAGATGAGGATATTGAAGATTTGGATGAAGAGATATTGGGAGAGATTGAAGAGGCTGCCTAAAATGAAAGGTGTGAGATTATTAGACGGCGAGATTGAAGCCAACCCGTTTCAGCCTGGTGCTTATGGCCGTATCCAGATCGGCGCGGATAACATCCGCTGGATCTGGGCTTGCACTACTCCTAACAATCATTTCGGGCGTCTCGATGGACACGACGTGGTCGAGCATGACGACGGGACAATTACTGTTTCTCCGTCTATTCTTATTAGCAATGAAAATGAAGAGTTATGGCATGGATATTTAGAACACGGAATTTGGAGATCGGTTTAAATGGCGATTGATTTCTCTGATATAGCAGAGAGATTGCCCGAAATGTCAGATGCCGATAAACGGGATCTGTTATTAAAACTACGCAGGTTTAAGAATACTCAAGGGGCATCCACTGACAAAATAAAAGGTGCTCCCAAAACAGATGATGAATTATGGCAGAGAATCAAGGATGAGTTTGGATATGAGATACCGCGTGTATCTGTATGCGAGGATCATAATGCCCCTTTTGATTTTATGTCAGCTTATTACTTTGAAAGAGAGCGTGGGATATTAGTTGTCGGCTCACGAGAATCTACAAAGTGTGTAGATAGTGATTCTTTAATTTATGATCCTATAACCGGCAAGAGAAATAAAATTAAAGATATTATAGATGATAACAGATATAATAAAATTATTACAATGGATAAAAATGGCAATATATATCCAACCTATATAGATGGCAAGTGGAATACGGGGAAAAAAGACTGTTTGAAAGTTAGTTTATTATCTGGAAGAGAAATAATAGTAACCCCAGAGCATCCATTTATGATTCAAGATGGATGGTTTAGAGCAGATGAGATAGAAATTGGTGATACTCTAGCTACTCCATCTTTTCTTCCATTTCATGAACATAAAAAAGAGATCCCAGATTCTCATTTGACTATTATTGCAGGATTGCTGGCTGAGGGTTCTATTAATAAAATAGATATAGATTCTAAAAGAACTATTTCATTTTCTAGCGGAGATGATTATTTTGTAAATTTAATGACTGAATGTTCTGAAGAAGTTGGATGCGAAGTTCATTATACTTCTGGATATGATTATAATATAGTTAAGAAATATGGAGAATTTACCAATCCTGTTAAGAAAATGCTCTTATCATATAGTGTTAGCTGTAAACTAGCTAAAGAAAAGAATATTCCTGATATAATATTTGAATTGGGTGAAGAACAATTATGTGAGTTTTTATCTATATTTTGGATGTGCGATGGATATATTACGTATTCTGAAGCGTCTATAGGCTTAGCTTCTAAACAAATGATTTTAGATTTACAGCATCTTCTTTTAAAGATCGGCGTACAATCGCGGGTCAGGTATGGAAAATCTTCATATAATGGAAAATATTTTGATGCGTGGAATTTATCCGTCTATAGTAGATCTATCGAGAAGTTTGGAGAAAAATTAAATTTATGGGATTATAAGAAAATTAATTTAGAAGATTTATGTGCTAAGAATCGTTCTCCTCGTGAAGGACGTCCATTAATTAGTTCTATGATGCTGGAAGAATTTAGAAAGTTAACTCCTATTAGAGAACGTGGGACTGCCAAGAGAAAAAATGAAGAAGCTAGTGCAATGTTGGGATGGAAACAATTTGGAGGAGAAGGTTTCGGAGTTTCACAACTTACTAGGGTAAGAGTTAAAACTCTTCAGACTAGGAGATTGAGAGCCTTATGCCATGCTCATGATATAGATAGTAAGAAATTCTCTATTCTTTTGAATGATGATTTATGGTGGGATACAGTAACAGAGATTACTAAGATTAAAGATAGAGAAGTTTTTGATTTGACTGTTAATAATACAGAATCATTTATTGCTAATGATATTGTAGTTCATAATACACTCGGAGTTGCAATTATTAACTATCTATTCTGTGAGACTAAGGAACAATGCGAGGCTGCGAGCTTTGCTGATATTGAAGCACAGTCAAATAAATCTTATTCTTATGTCAAATCTTTTTCTCAAGAAACAAATCATAACGGAGAAAAAGTTCGTAAGAGCTCTATAGATGGTGAACCATTAAGAAAAGAAACACGATGGAAGAATGGAAGTAAACTAGAAGTATTAATCGGAACAAAATCAGGAGTTAATTCACCGCATCCTCAAAAGGTACATGCTGATGAGATAGATTTGATGGATGAAGATGTCTTTTCTGAGTCAAGAAGCATGGCCTCATCGAAGAAACTTCAAGACGGAACTTTAATTAAAGCTCAGGATATAGCTACTTCTACTAGAAAGTCTTCTAAAGGATTAATGCAAAAGTTAATCGATGAAGCTGTTAAAGCTAAAAAAGAAGGATTTAAATCTTCCTGGAAATTATTTATTTCCTGCATCTTCGAGTCAGCGCAAGAGGTCCCAAATTGTCGTTGTGCTCCGAAAGACAAACGAGAAGATAGATTAAAAGAATTAGATCAAGATCCTTGTGATTTATGTGATTGTAATAAAGTTGTAAAAGGTGAATGGACTGAGGGAGTTCCTAGAACATTAGAATCAGTTTGTAAAGGAAGATTTTTTAGATCTCGCGGATGGATGAGCCATGAAGATGTAACTGGAAAATTCTTACAAAATACTCCCAATGTATGGGTAGCTCAACATGAATGTCGTCGTCCAATGGCAGATGGATTATATTTGCCAACTTGGAATAGAGATAGGCATACAATTAGAGGATATAGACCAAAACCTGAGCATGGATTAATTTGGCAAGGAACAGATTGGGGTGGAACTGCATTCTCTACAGTTATTTGGGTCCAAGGTCCGTTACATCAAGAACTTGAGATATCAAATAATATTGGTACTTCTACTGTCTTGCCGAGAGGATCATATATAGCTTTTAAGGAGCTTTATGAGGCTACTATGGGCGCAACTCGTTTGGCGGGGAAAGTAGTTCGGCAAGAGATTCAATTTAAAACCCAATTCCCCGGCTTCCGCGTCAAGGCACGTTTCGCAGATATGGCGGGAAAACAGGCGAGGATGGATTGGAAAGAGCACAATCCTCCTTTGCGTACAGTATGGTATGTTACTCGCGAGGTTGATCCTCAGATTGAGTGTATTCAAGCTCTTGTTACTGATAACCTATTATATGTGGATAGTGTTGGATGCCCAAATCTTTGCGATGATTTTGAGTCTTGGAGACAAGCTGGCGGTAAAGAAGTGCATGATGAATCATCTCATGGTCCAGCCGCTATGAGATATCTTTTAATAAATGCAACTACTCTAGAGAAGCGCAGCAATAGTATGAGGCAATCGACAAATGCCTCTCCATCAGTTGTAGATACTAGAGAAACAGAGCAAAGATATGGAGCATTAGAACCTGTAACTACAGGCAATAATGGATTTGAAAGCGAGAATTGGAGAAAAAGTTTTCAGAATTTCGGACCTGGGGTTAGCGACGACGCACCTTGGCAGCCGTCATAAACTATAAAAGGAACAGACAATGACGGATGAACAAGAGAAAGTAAAGATCCAGTATAACCCTTTGTCAATCAATGAGTTACCTCAACCTTCTCCTGAAGAACAACGTGCGATTGAAATAAAAGGTAATAATGAAATTGGGAAAAGGCTTTCTCGTTCCCAAGCTGTTGGTCCTAGTGTTAGGCAGCAATCTCAGTCCGAGATAATCAATCTTGCGCTTCTTTACCGCCAGCTTGGTGGTAATCCATTCTCAGTAAGAAGAATTCCTTTTTCAGTTTTGCGAGATATGACTACTGATGCAATGGTTTCTTTTTGTTGGCATTATACTGTTACTCCAATGGTTAATGCAGATTATATTGTTATAAGTGAGGACGCGCAATTAGCAGCAGCTGTTGATAAAGCTTTTCGTCCAATCAATGCTTCTCTTATTATGAGTTTTGCTAATGCAAAATATATGGGATACGCTCCAATGGTGAAAAGATGGAAACTTGCTCCATTGAAAGCTAAATATAGAGATAGACATTCTAATGAACCCAATGCTGATAAAGAAGTGTGGGATTCTAATATTGAACCATTAATGCCTCAATCGCCTATTTCTTTAGCTCCTGAGAATTGTATTCCCAGATGGGATGAATACGGTCAATTCTATGGATTCATGTATTCACCCGTACCTATTCCGGATCCTGTACTTTTAGGAATTGCTCAGACTTATGGACCAAATATTCTTTCTGGATATCCTATACCACTCGATTTTGCATTATGGGTTGTAAATGAAAGAGAGCAAGTATATGGATCGTGCTATGGAGCGCCTACAACGCGGCGTTGCTATCGGCCTTGGTGGTCTAAATGGTTTAGATGGGCAATTGCAGATAGAGCATATGAGAAAAAGGCTGATCCTCCTGTAGAGGTATTTTACCCAACCGAAGTAACAGAAGGCTTTGATCCTAATGATCCCAATCCTGAATCTCCTACAGCCAGATCATTAGAGCAAAAAGCTATTACGCTTGGTAAAAATCTTAGATCAGGTACGGTAGCTGCCATACCTGGTGACTTTATGACTAATGATGAAGGTAAAACTACCAATCAGCGTATGTGGGAAGTTAAATATTTAGAAAATAATCAGAATTTTGAAGCATTTGATAAAACATTTACTGCACTTGATTTACATATTATGCGTGGGATGTTGCTCCCTGAACAAGCATTCGTTGATTCAAATGTGACTGGCCAAGGGTCTTCTCAAAGATATGTTGCTACACAGATGGGCGAGATTTATCAAGAATCACAGCAAACAGACATAGAAGATTACGACTCATATAAAAACAAATACATAGTTCCACAATTTATTGCAGCTAATTTTCCTGATAAAATTAATACTCCATGCGAAATAAAAACTGGCAATATAGGTACTAAAAATGATGAATTCAACAAACAACTTCTTACTCTCATTGGTCAAAAAGAACCGGAGCGTTTAGAAGTTAATGTAAGAGAATTGCTTAGAGAATATGGAACTCCATTAGAGACAACTGCTGAACAAAAAGCACGTCTCAAAGAACAAGCTAAAAATGCTTCTAAAAAAGAAGCCAAAATAACTGCGCCTACAGAAAAGAAATCTGGTACACAAGGATATAATGCTGGAATTGAAAAGACTGAGACAGGCGAGAGCGTTTATTTCAATGGACCAGAGATAATTAATTTATCGTCTGCTACTGATTTTCTTGGCGATCTCCCTGATATCCCACCCTACAAAAATCCTTCTGTTAGATCAGCATCTGTAAGATTAAGAAAACTTTTTGTTCATAGATATAAAAGTCAGATTAAATCATTCGCGAATCGTATTAGGGACAAAGTCACACTTCAGCTAGCTCAGCAAACAGACGAAGAAAAACGCTCTAAATTCGGTCCTGGGGCCGCTAAAATCGCCGCAGAGGCTGCTGTGGCGTCCTGGCTAGGGGAACAAATGGCGGATTATCCTTACGTTTTGGAGAGTATGCGTAATATTCTGGGGCGTGTCACAGCGGCAGCAGGCAAGCATGAGCTAAAGCTTGCCAACCTTGACAGCAGTGTGTATGATCCGGACCAGCTTGGCGCATGGGTGGATGAATCTACAGAATCCAATCTTCAATCAATAGATCATACACTTAGAGAGCAGTTCATAGATTTTCTCATCAATGAGTTACAGCGAACTACTTCTTCCGATCAAATAGCAAAAGATTTTGAGGAACATTTCTCTGAAACTCCCGAAACTCATGCAGATAGGATATCTAGATTTGAAACAGGAGAAGCCTATAACCAAGGAATGATTCAAGCTGGTCTAGACGCAGGAATCAGTCAAGTTATTTTGCATGATGCGTCAGATGGAACCAATAAGGATACAGATAAATTCTGTCTATCTAGAAATGGAAAAGTGGTTTCAATGGATGAGGCCAGATTACAGAAAAAAGCGCATCCTGGATGTACACTATACATGACCTATCTTACTACAGAAAATCTTTCAATTGAGATATCTGATTTAATACCAGACTATCTTAATTTAGATGATGATACTCCTGGAGCGTATGATGCAAAGACTGAGACTTTGTATGTACGTCCTGAGTTTAAGGAGGATGCGAATAAATGGACACTGGCATTAGGCGAACAATTGAGGATGAGGTAGATGGACAAAAGATTTCAAGGGCCAACTAAATTTAAATTAGAATATCAATATGATGAATTTAGTATTATATTTCCTGAAGTAATAGTCAAAGGAAATTTACCGTCAGAAGCAGTTAAAATAGTTGAAAATAAGTTTAATAATTTTCCTTGGAGAGAATTTCTTGCTTTACAGACAGAAAGATTGTTTGATAGCAAACAAGAATCAAATGAATATGAGGAATATATGTGGCTTCAATGTCCAGAAGATAAAAGATGGGATCTATCTTTCAAATGAGACTAGCGAGAGACACTGACAACTTTTCTGCTTCTAAGAGACTTTTCTTAGAGGAGAAAACAAAGACAGAGAGAGACAATGACTCCAGCAAGCTCGGTCACAAAAGCTGCTGCGCAATCAACAACGACTCAAGAATCGGATCAAAGTATTGCAACTGTAAGTAAGTTAAAGTTCAAAAGACATTTTACAGTTGAGGAGAAAGATCCTTTTGATACGGTTGAATGGAATAAGAGGGATGTAACAGCAGGAACTTTTTCTCAGAAAGAAGTTGAAGCTCCTGTTATATGGTCTGACCAAGCTGTAGGTATTGTTGCTAAACTGTATTTTGCTACTATTGATGGTGTACGAGAATCATCAATTAAAACTTTAATTAAACGTGTAGTAAATAAGATTATCCAAGAAGGTATGAAATTTGAATATTTTGGAAATTATAATGGAGATGATAGTGGACAAACTTTATTGAATGAGAAAAATTTTCTTGATGAGCTGACTTATATACTTCTTCATCAGTATGCATCTTTTAATTCTCCTGTATGGTTTAACTTTGGCGTGCCTGGTAGAAAACAATGTGCTAGTGCTTGTTTCCTTTTGAATGTAGAGGATAAGCTTTTAGGACCAGAATCTATTTCAGAGTGGCAGCTAAATGAGTCTGCGATTTTCAAGATGGGCGCGGGGAGCGGAGTTAATTTAAGTAAATTGCGTGGTTCTAGGGAGGGATTGAGCACTGGCGGTTTCTCTTCTGGCCCCATTCCTTTTATCCGATCGGCTGATGCCAATTCAGGTAGTATTAAGAGTGGCGGCACGCGTCGAGCTGCGAAGCTCATACAGCTTGATGTAGATCATCCTGATATTCTTGATTTTATTGATTCAAAGGTGCGTGAGGATGAAAGAATGCGTGTTTTGGCTGAAGCCGGAATCAATATGGACCCTTCGACTCCAGAAGGCGAGAGAAATATTGCTGAGTCTACCTCTTTTCAAAATGCTAATATTTCTGTGAGAGTATCTGATAAATTTATGAATGCTGCCGAGAATGGTGAGTTTTGGCAAATGCCTCCGAGAATTAAAGGAGGAGATACAAATACAATAGGAGCAAAACATTTATTTAGTAAAATTTCAGAAGCTACTTGGAAATGCGCCGATCCAGGAATTATATTTCATGATACTGTAAATAAGTGGCATACAACTCCTTCTCTCGGACAAATTGAAACTACGAATCCTTGTTGTGAGGTACATATAAATTCAAATAGTTCCTGCAATTTGGCTTCGATGAATTTAGTAAAATTCCTAGATAAAAATACTAATGAATTCTACTTTGATGATTTTTATCAGGTAGTAGATACAATGATTACAGCAATGGATATTACTTGCTGCTTTTCTGAGTTGTCGACCGAGAAACTTGAGGAAAATACTAGAAATCTTAGGCAGCTCGGACTAGGTTATTCTAATCTAGGTGCTGCATTGATGATTCAAGGAATGCCTTATGACTCAGATGAGGGCCGAGATTGGGCTGCTTCTGTTACTTCTTTGATGACTGCTAGAGCATATAGAAGATCGGCAGAAATAGCTGATTCTTTGGGCGCGTTTGCGTATTATTGGGATAATGAAAATGTTATGGGAGAAGTTATTCAGAAACATATGAATGCTGCTTGGGATTTACCACCAGCTATTGGAGATGGAGTTAGAGAACAATGGGATCATGTAAGTGCTTTTCATGATTCGGGATATAGAAACTCTCAAATCTCTGTATTAGCTCCCACGGGGACGATCTCCTTTCTCATGGATTGTGATACTACTGGTTGCGAGCCTGCATATTCTTTGGTTACTTATAAGAGCTTGGCTGGCGGTGGGCATATGACTCTTGTGAATCATTCGGTTGAAAGATCACTTGAGAATCTTGGGTACGATAAAGCTACTATCAAGATTGCTATGGAATCAGTTAAACATAGTGGAAATATTAGAGGAATTGATCCAGAACATTTGAAGATTTTCCAGACAGCGTCCGGAGAAGATTCTATTTCTCCCGAGGGGCATTTAAATATGGTTGCTGCTATTCAGCCTCATATATCTGGCGCGGCTAGTAAGACCCTTAATGTGCCAGAAAGTACAAAAGTTGAGGAAATTGAAGATATTTATATGAAAGCATGGAAACTAGGCATCAAGTGCGTATCCGTATATCGAGACGGATCAAAGTCTACTCAAGTTCTCAGTACGAAGAAAGAGGAGACAAATTCAACTAAGTTATTTGATCCTAAAGAAAATCAACCTGATATGAATGATTTAGATAAGCCTTCTCTTATGATTAACTTAGAGGAGAATACTGTGGAAACTCTTAAACCTTATCGGAAAAAGATGCCAACTGAGAGATCTTCTTTGACTCATAAGTTTTCTTTAGCTGGGCATGAGGGATATATAACTGCTGGTCTACATGAGGATGGAACTTTAGGCGAGATCTTTTTGAATGGGATTGGTAAGGAGGGTTCTACTCTTCGCGGAATGATGGATGCTTGGGCTATAGCTATTTCTCTTGGATTACAATATGGAGTTCCTCTTGAATCTTTTGCTAATAAGTTTTCTCATATGCGCTTTGAGCCGGAAGGGATAACAGACAATTCAGAAATAAGAATTGCTAAGTCTTTGGTAGACTACATTATGAGATGGCTTGTCTCGAAATTTGGCGATGAGGAAATGAAAAAGGATCTTGGCGTAATGGTCATTGCTTCTACCGAGCCAGAGGGGGATTTAAAGAATCCTCAGACGGTCTACGTCGATGAACCTCTGAAGTCACGAGATAATTACCTCGGCAAGATATGCTCATGTGGTAGTATTCTCGTAAGAACGGGGACTTGTTTCAGTTGCCCTAATTGCGGAGCGTCAAGTGGATGCGGATAAAAAATATCCTATTAGCAGTTTATCAGAACTTAGAAAAGCAGAAGAATTAGTAAAAAGTTATGAATCAGAAAAGAGAAAAATGAGTACAAACAATTCAAGTAATGTGTCTGTAGGTCTTTCTACTAAGGCTGGATTTGGAACTGCTTTAGTAGCTTTTGCGGGCGCTATAGTTGATCATTTTACGAGTGGTGGTTCTGGCACGGCTATTGAGTTGGCTGGATTAGGACTTATTTCTGGAGGTATTACACAGGTTGGTAGGTATCTTCAGGCTCATGGGCAAATCGAGGCTTCTAGTGCGGTTACAGTTGCATCAGAGTATGCTACTATTACTGGAATAAATGATATAAAGGATGATATCAAGAATATTGTCGATAGAGCAATTAAAGATGCAAAGGGAATTACTTCTGAGGTTACTTCAGATGTAGAGAAAGTTGTTTCCGATCCTTCTGCGATTATTTCTGATGTTGAGAATGCAGTTGAGAATTATCCTAATGTTGATGATCTTCCTGTTGCGCCGCAGCCTGCGCCGGGAGTTGTACCTGCTGATAATTCAACTTTAGCTCCTGCAAACCCTACTCCAGTATCTACGACTGGAGCGTAGAAAATGTCTTCGGTATTAGCACTACCAAAGCATGAGGCTATAAAAGTTAGAGGCAATATAGTTAAGGCTGCTCGTTTATGTGTAGAGAATAGATCTCATATTGAATATACTGAGGGATATCAAAGATGGTATGGGATATCTCATAAGTGTCGTTATCAGCATGGCAAGTATCCTTTGCATGCCGATTGTTCAGCAATTACTACTTGGTATTATTGGACCACTACTAGGCATTGGGAAGATTTAAATGATTTTATAAATGGAGAGGATTGGACATCTGGTTATACAGGTACTCAGGTAGCACATGGTAAGGATATAAATGCTAATGAATTGAAGCCTGCTGATTTAGTATTTTATGGCGGGACTAGAGATATTCCTGCCCATGTTGCAGTTTATATCGGTCCTGATAAAGTTATTTCTCACGGAGGACTGTCTGGAGATCCACAGGTATATCCTTTGAATCTTTATGGAGTTATGCCAATTATTAGATACAAAAGGTATATTGTAGAGGCGTAAAGTAAAGCCCTTGGGCTAGAGCTTAGTAATCAATAACAAAAAGAAAGAAAGTAAATGTCTTTTACATTTAAGCCCGTCAAGGGTAACGCTAGCGAAATTGCTGCGGAGCTTCAAAGTGAGTCTCAGCATACTCGTGAAGATGAAGTACTTCCCGTTGTAACTCAAGCAATTGATAACATTGTTAATTCTCTTGGTGGATATCTATCAGTAGATGCAAGTGGGCATATCAATGCAGCTCAAGGTGAGCCGGGAGATACAATTGCAATTCGCATTGTTTCTCTTTCTGCTCCTGAAAGTCCTACTCCAGCAGAAGTCGCGCCGATAGCACCTGAATCAACTCCTGTACTTACAAGCGAGGAAGCTCTTGGTGCTACTACTGCGCAACGCGCGCCAGAAGGTTCTGTTGCTCCGCCCGCTGGTACAGAAACAGAGAATGGTACTCCTGGTATTACAAGTGCTCCTGTTGAAAATCCTACAACCCCTCCTGGTGGAGGAACTCCGACGCAAGATTCAACAGAGAATACCGAAAGTGTTCCTACTGAGGATGTCCCAAACGATGGACCGGAAGTTACTACTACGGTCCCTTCTGGAAGTGAAAATTCCCCCACTGAGGTAGCTGGAGAAAATGTAGCACAAACTCCTGCTCCAGCAGAAACGTCGCCGGTTGAAGATACTGTAGTTGAAACTCCCGCAGTGGTTCCTACGGTTGTTGAAACTGCTGAAACGACTGAGACTGCGCCGGTAGAGGATTCTTCTCCCGAATCAGGTCAGCAGGCTGCATAATTAGATAGCTGGCAGTATGAGGCGTACGGGGAAGGACTTGTACTGCCAGCTATTTTGAAAAGGAGTTTAAATGGATTTTGGAGATGCTATAAAATCACTAAAACATGGAAAAAATGTAACACGTCATGGATGGAATGGAAAGAATATGTATTTAAGTTTAAAAATACCTGATGAAAATTCAAAGATGACATTACCTTATATTTATATGAAAACTGTTCAAGGCGATTTAGTTCCTTGGTTAGCGAGCCAAACTGATATGCTTGCTGAGGATTGGTTTTCTCTTCCTGGAATTCCTTTTAATGAAGATATAGAAGATGCCTGATCGACAAAGAATTCAGAATGGATTAGATTTTGAGAAATATATAGCTAATATTTTGGGAGGGAAATTAGTTCCTGGAAGCGGCAACCAATGGCACTCCAAATCAGATGTTACAGCCAACGGTCTTAGGATTAGCTGCAAGGCGGCAGCAAAGAGAAATTGGTCACAAACTCGCGAACAACTTTCAGAGGCGATTGACTATACTCAGGGAACTGGAGAAATCCCAGTTTTATCCTTAGAAGATGTTGATGGAGAGCAACTAATAGTAATGAGGCTTTCAGATTTTGCTAGAGCATTGGCGGGAGATGTTGCTCCAATTATTAGAGAACCTTCTAAAAGTGAAATGCGCAGAGAACAAGCTAAAATTCCAGTTCTATTGAGAGAATAAAATATTACCTATTATAATATTTATAGCTGGTTTTATAGTTCTTCTTTTGATATTACGTTCTATATATAGGTGAGGTAGAATGATTACTAGATGTGATAAATGTAAAAAGATTTATGATGATTTCGATCATCTAACTTATTGCCCTCACGAAGGATTTGCACCTTCTCCTTCATATGATAGAATGGTAGCAGAAGGAATAATTAAGAGATATATTCCATTTATTGATCCAGCTCTAAAATGATTGGATCAATTATTACTAATATTACTGAATCTCCTCGCGAATTATTGGAGGGATTAATATTTTTCATGATTGGATTTGCGGCTGCTCATGTAAAAATAATAAGGCCAGCAAAGCAGCGCCATGAAGAGTTATTAGAAAGACATGATAAACATGATGAACAGTTAGAAAATAAAGGGGGTGATTTATGAGCTACCACTTCCTTTTGGCGCTTTGGCCTTATCCATTTCGAGTAATTCAGGATATGTGGTGGCCGGAGTCCTCGCAAGGGTATGCGGTTTTCTCGTCTATAGGAGGGGATACAGCGATATTAGGAGCAATTACAGTGTTCTATCGAACTAAAAATTGTCATGAACCTCGTTGTTGGCGCTTAGGAAAGCACCAAGTAGAAGGAACTCCATATACAGTTTGTCATCGTCATCATCCTTTGCTTGAAGGCAGCAAAGTTGAAAAGGGTCATATTCAACGAGCCCATGAAAAATATCATAAAGAAATAAAGCAGTACCTTGACAAATTTTAGGTGATCTGATATGGTTCTTCTACTACTACTACTAGGAGACACCAGCGAAACTAACAACGAAACGCAATAGCGAACAAGCGTACGTTAAACCAAACACCCCGGCAAGCCGGGGCGCGCTTACTCGGATATCCAGGTGGTGGAGGGGCAGCGGCCTGCAATCGGTGACCCCTCTCCAATTGCCTATCAGGACATCAAATCGATCAGCGTGCAAAGCATAACAACAGCGTCGAAAGTCGCGAAGCGGCTTGAGCTTGCAACAAGAATCACAAGATCATCAGATTCAGACAGAAATCTAATGGCACTTGTGCTACAAAGTAGCTCAGAAGCGCGAATTGGAGCCAATGGGAATCGAACCCATCTGGGGAAGTTTTAAGGGTCCCACTGGCGACCTGCTGGCCCCGATGACGCTTAGGCCCCTCCAGGACAGACCGCAAAATCCGCCTGGAGGGGCTGGGCGTACCAGCTTCCGAGAAGAAAGCCACCCTACGCTAGCAGCGAGAAGGGAAATCTCTCTACGTGCTTTGCGTACATAGTTGCCTGGGGTATTGGGCAATCTGGTCACACTTGTCCCATCGAAGGAGGTAAGTAGCAATTGTCACAAATGTTGCGTTTCTTAGGATGCGAACAAAGCTTCGATCGGCGCAAGCACGTCTACGAGGATGAAGAAGATCGCCGTCTTCAGCGCGCTCTCTACGGTCCCTCCCTCGCCAAACGATATGTCGATGGCGAGATCGCCGTCCATGTCCACCTTGGGGTTCGGTCCCGTTACGGTGAGAGGAATGAACATCAATTCTGCGCCGTCTTTCTGCCAGCCCACCTCGACGTACTGAGCCTTACCGACGATCTCGGCGTCTTCATTGGCATGGAAGAGAGGTCCGATAAGGTCAGGTTCCACAACGGATATAAAAGTTGGCATGAGAAATCTGTGCTTGTCGATATTCCAGAGGGCGTCAAGCACAGTAAGACTCTCACAGAGCCCTCCGTTATACGGCTGCGTTTGCTCGATGATTGCGCAAGCTTCGCGAGAAACTCCATAGAGTTTACCGGGCCGTCGTTTTTTCATAGGTGGACGCTGGGACTCACAAAGGAATGTCTCGGCCTTCCCAGAATCCCAGATAGGGAAGCTACTCCATTCCCCCGGTTGTTGTCCGTTGAGGCTCTACGGAGTACAAGAGGAGGAACGCGAGAAGCGTGCGCGTCGAATGGCCAACGAACAAATCGACCGCGAAGCAAGAATTTAGGCTATCCCCCACCAGGATGCAGATGCCGATACCGGCTGATCCCGTCGTCTTCGGTTTGCGCACTTCCAGAACCTACCGCCTCCAATAGTTTGTGACGTATGTGACGAGGTC